AAGTGCAGGATATACTCCAATACTATCTAATGAAGCTCATACTTTTCCAGCAACAAAAGCAGGTGCAGTATCAGATTTTACAAACTCAGGAACATCAATAGAAGTATACAGAGGAGCAACAAGACTTACTCCAGTAGCAAACACAGGTACACCGGGAACAGACCAATTCTCAGTTACAACTAACTCTGATACTAATATTACAGTAGGTAGTTATACACTTAACACTGCATCAGCACATGCTAATGTAACGATTGGCAATCATAGTTCTTTCACAACCTCAGCTAATACTGCAGAGATAGAATACTCTATAAATATAGAAAATGAACTCACAGTAACAAAAGCACAAACTTTCACAAAATCAAAAGAAGGAGATGATGGAGCTGCAGGGGGCACTGGCCCAAGAACTGCTACTGGTTACATTTTCTATCAATCATCAAGTTCGAGTTCACCAGGTAATCCTTCAAACGCAGGAATATCATACAGCTTTAGCACTAGCTTATTAAGCGGTGGTGTAATTGGTACAGGTGGTACAAATTGGAATCAAATACAACCTACATACACAGGTAGCAACTCTAATAAATATTGGTATGCATACTTTAGTGTTGTTGAAGATGAATTTAATGATAGTACACCAACGATTACATTCTCACAAGCCTATCAAGGACAGAACTTTACAGGTCTTGTAACATTTACAGGAACTAACTCAATAACAGATGGTACTAACACTCATACAGGAATCACATCTTCAGATCTAGGTTCAAGTGGTACTACTACAATTGATGGGGGAAGAATTACAACAGGAACAATTGATGCTGCACGAATAAATATTGCAGGTAAAGATATATCTGACCTAAATAACGATTCTGGATTTACAGACGATGATAAAGCAAACTCAGCCTTTACACAAGCTAACTCAGCATTTTCCAAAGGTAATACAGCACATACAGCAGCTAACTCAGCATTTGGACAAGCAAACTCAGCATTTTCCAAAGGTAATACAGCACATACAGCAGCTAATTCAGCACATGCTGCAGCAAACACAAAAGTAACCCATGCCGCAGTTAACTCATCATCAACTATAGTAGGTGGTGGAATAGGTGGATGGAGCATAACAACTTACCATATAGCAGGTGGAGGTATTGTAGGAAACTTTACAACAAACGATAACACACAAGGCAATGCTTCATTCTTAAACACAGGGGGCCTTTTACTAGGGTCAGACGGTTTTATTTCTGCAAATCAATTTTATATAGACACTGCAGGTAACGCTAAATTTAAAGGAGAACTACAAGCTGCAACAGGAAGTTTTAGCGGAAGTATATCAGTAGGTGCATTTAACACAGCAGCTGGAAGTTCCACTTTATCAGGCACAGTTAATAGTGCATTTACACAAGCAAACTCAGCCTTTACACAAGCTAACTCAGCATTTGGACAAGCAAACTCAGCTTTTGGTCAAGCAAATTCAGCTTTTGGTCAAGCAAATACTGCTACAACAAATGCCGCATCAGCAGATACAAAAGCGGGCAACGCTTTTACACAAGCTAATACTGCTACTACTAACGCAGCAGCAGCTGATACAAAAGCAGGTAATGCTTTCGGTCAAGCTAACACGGCTACGACTAATGCAGCCGCGGCTGATACAAAAGCGGGCAATGCATATGGGCAGGCTAACACAGCTACTACCAATGCTGCCTCGGCAGACACAAAAGCAGGTAATGCTTATGGACAAGCCAATACTGCAACAACAAATGCAGCAGCTGCAGATACAAAAGCAGGCAATGCATACGGTCAAGCGAATACTGCAACTACCAATGCAGCAACTGCTCAAAGTACCGCAGACTCAAAAGTTACTCACGCCGCAGTAAATGCTTCATCAACAGTAGTTGGCGGAGGTATTGGTGGTTGGTCAATCAGTCAATATCACTTAGCAGGTGGTGGAATCGTAGGTAACTTTACTACTACTGATAGTACGCAAGGTAATAATGCTTTCTTAAATACAGGTGGTATATTACTAGGATCGGATGGATTTATATCTGCTAATACATTTATGATTGATACAGCAGGTAATGCAAAATTCAAAGGTACACTTGAAGGAGATGACATAGTAGTAAATGGTACACTTGTAGTGCCTTCATCTGGTGCCAATGTATCTGGTAGTACTGTAGGTAGCTGGTCTACCAACACTATGGATAACAAACATATTGTAAGTGTAGGTAGTGGCCCGGGCTTTTATCAAGGATTTGTAAGATTGACTGGTGGAACAAACCATGTTAAGACTATTAGTATTCAAGCAAGAACAGGTAGTTCTACTGCAAGTGACGGAACATTAATTTATGAAACTCCTAGGGTAGACCAATATACAGCAGGTAACTTATCAGAAGGTAGACTATTCTCTAGTGCACAAACAGCTAATATGCCGATTGCATTTACATATACAGGCTCCGGTAATGTATCAATGTTTATAAGAGCTCAAGCAGATACGGGGCCAGATACAGTAGGTTCAGCGGAAGCAAGATTTATCAAGTTTGGAACAACAGATCCAGTATTTAGTTTTGCAAACCAAACAGGTGTAGCATTAAATACTGCAACATATTCAAACACACAAGTAGTTGGAGGATTCCAAGGAACAAAAACAGCAAGTATAAGTAATACTTCTTTCACAAGATTTAAAATTGATAATGGAAGTTTTGGAACTTCAAATCAAAATATAGCAAATGGAAGTTATATCAATGTTGAGATTACTTCAGCAAATGCAAATCTTACCGCAAGAACTTCAACTGTTACTATAGGAGAAGCCTCAGCAGACTATACTGTAACAACTGGAGGCACCTCTGGAGGCGGAGGAGGCAATCCGCCAGGAGGCGGAGGAGGTTGTTTCGTACAAGGAACTCCTGTCGTCATGGCTGATGGAACTACGAAAGCAATCGAAGATGTAACTGCTGGAGAAAATGTAAAATCATTCAGACATTCAAGTTTATCACTCGATGAAAATGCTTGGGAAACTTGGACAACTCCAGAAATAGGCAGTGGAAGTTTTGGAACTTCAAATGTTGTCGAGGTAACAGACCCCCATTCACATACAAATTATTATTGGATTAATTATAATTTAAAAGTTACTAATGAACATCCAATGTTAACATTTAAAGATGATGTATTTAAATTTGTAATAGTAGAAGATTTAAGAGTTGGGGACTTTTTAATCTGTGAAGATGGAACTAGAGAAGAAATATTTGCGATACCTAAAGTAACACAATCTTGTATTACTCATAATATGGATGTAGAAGATGATGATACTTATGTAGTACGCGGTGGAAATAATAAAGGATACGTTGCACATAACGTAGGTGGGAATCAGAAGGCATAATGGACTATATAATTAAAACAGGAACAGACAGCGAAGGAAACGCAGTTACTACAACACTTAATGTACAAATGAATTTTGTATGGGAGTATTCTAATCATGAAACTCAACATTTTGTAAATAATCAAGAAATGCCAAGAATAAGAGAAAATGACATGGTAAAGATGGTTAGACTAAAAATTACAGGAAAAGATGATACTTCCTCAAATGCCAGTCACTTAGTTGAAGGGCAGAATGACCAAGAACACGAAGAATATGAAAAAGTTTACTTACCTTGGAGAGCCAAAGCAGGGGGTGAACTATCAGGATTTGTCACTCCCTATCAAAACGTAACTGAGGCTATAATGCTTAACTGGGCAAAAACTATCATGTTAGAAGAAGACAAACTACTAGCGTTAAAAGATAAATTTGCTCGAACATTGTATGGAGATAGATATAACTAAAAACGGACTTTTCTAGTTAGCACATATGCCTCTCAAAAATAGTTCTTGACATCACCTCTTATTTTTGATATAATTTAGCATATAGGAGTATAAATATGGCAGCAGGAAATTATGATATAGTTATTGACCAAGGCAGTGATTTTGCTTTGGAATTTGCTTTAGCCCAAGACGGCACAGCAGTTAATCTTAGTAACCACAGTGTTACAGCACAACTACGTCCTACCCCTTCTTCCAATACTCTTACAGCAACATTTACTTGTACAGTTACAGACACAGCTAATGGTAAGTTCACTATGAAATTAGGACATGCTCTTACTGCAAATATAGCTGCAGGTAAATATTATTATGATACTGAAATTTTTAATTCTAGTGCAAATACAATCACTAGATTGGTTCAAGGTGTAGCAAGAGTTACACAGAATGTGACAAGATAATGGCAACAACTATATCAATTACTCCACAAACACAGACTATAAATGCCACTGCACAAACCACTACACTAACAATTTCTAACGCCATAGGCGGAGATACTTCAGCTGCTTCAGGTATCACACTTACTTCACCAGTAGGTACTATCTCAACAGCTTCAAATGTAGAGGAAGCACTCAACTTTCTTGCCAACCAATTTTTTGTATCAACAACAGCTCCTACGTCAAGTACAACAGACTTGGCAGAAGGAGATTTATATTATGATACTGATGATAATCAGTTAAAGATCTACCGAGAAACATCTAGTGGAACATTTGAATTTGTCCCTATAATGATAGGTAACAACTCAGCGGACTCAGATACGGTAGACGCAGGGAGCTTTTAAGCTCGATAGGATAAAATCATGGCACAAACCATTAAAATCAAAAGAAGTAGTAGTACCGCCGCTCCTACCTCCTTGGGTCAAGGTGAGTTAGCGTATTCGTCTAATTCCAAAAAGCTCTTTGTAGGACACCCAACTTCTTCAGCAGTAACAACAATAGGGGGAGACTTATTTGTCGAAATGCTCGACCATACAGCTGGTACTCTTACAGCGAGTTCAGCAGTAGTCGTAGACGCCTCTAGTAAAATAGACCAATTAAAAACTGGTAATATTGTAGTTACTGGCTCAAATAATACTATTAGTACTGCCTCTGGTAATTTAACAATAGCACCAGCAGGGTCACTAGTAATAACACACGGCGGAACACTTAGCTTAGCAAGTCAAGCTACCTCTTTAACCATTCCCGATAATGAAGCAGCAGCTTTAGACATAAATGAAGGCGGAACCTCTTATGTTAAATTTATCACAACAAATGGTGCAGAAGAAGTAGAAATCAACAAAGATGTTGACTTGAATGGAGCGTTAGATGTTTCAGGAGCAGCAACTTTAGGATCAGCAGTAGTTACAGGTAACTTAACGGTAAACACAGACAAATTTACAGTAGCAAGTGGTACAGGTAATACATTAGTAGCAGGTACTTTAGATGTAACTGGAAACTCAACTTTAACAGGAAACTTAGAAGTTGATGGTGCTTTACAAGCTGATGGCAATGTAACACTTGGTAACGCATCAGGCGATACAATAACAGTAACAGGTACAGCAACCTTCACAGAGTCAGCAGACTTTGATGGTGGAATGACAGTAGCAGGTTCACAGACTGTGGACATGGGCGGAAATAAAGTTACTAATATCGGTACTCCAGTACAAGCTACAGATGCAGTAACAAAAGCATATGTAGATGGTGTAAAACAAGCACTTGATATTAAAGATTCAGTAAGAGTTGGTTCACAATCAAACTTATCAGCAGCATATAACAACGGTACTAGTGGTGTCGGAGCGACACTGACAGCAGATGGAAATGGGGCTGTAACAATAGACAGCGTTGCATTAACTTCTGGAGATAGAGTACTTGTTAAGGCTCAAACAGCTGGACTACAAAATGGTATCTATTCTGTAACAACAGTTGGTGATGTTTCAAACCCATATGTTCTTACAAGAGCAACAGACGCAGATAGCTCATCAGAAGTTACTGGTGGTATGTTTACATTTGTAGAAGAAGGAAGTGACGCAGACGCAGGTTTCGTACTTTCAAACATAACTGGCTCAGCAACAATCGGAACATCTGTTATAACAATGACTCAGTTCTCAGGAGCTGGTAGTGTTACTGCAGGAAACGGTTTAGCAAAATCAGGAAACACACTTTCTCTTAATGTAGATGATACTACAATAGAGATAAACTCAGACACAGCAAGATTAAAAGGAGTAAGTTCTTTACCAGAAGGCACACTACTATATGGTGCAAATGGTGGAAGTTCATTTGCTTCTTTATCAATCGGAACATATGACTCAACAAATTCAGTAGGACAAGTTCTACAAGTTGGGGCAAACGGAACAATAGTATGGACAAATACATTAGATGGAGGAACATTCTAATATGTCTCACGTAATAAAAGTAAAAAGGTCAGAAACGGCGGGAGCTGCACCAGGAACAGACGATTTGCAAACACATGAAATTGCAATGAATGTTCACGAACAGAAAGTTTATACTAAAGCTGCAAACGGAAGTATTGTGACTATTGCTAGTCACAATCCCGATCAGCTAACAACTCAAGATTTACTCGCCTTTTCAATAGCATTAGGATAAGATTATGGCATCAGCATTTAAAACAGCAACAAGCGCAAATGTGGGTACAAGTTTAGCAACAGTATACACTTGCCCATCAAACACCACTACCACTATTATAGGATTATATCTTTGTAATCAGAGTGGAGGGGCGGCCGAAGCAAATGTAGAGTTTTACGATGCATCGTCAACTACCCATGTAGGTATAGTATCACAAATAGAAATACCAGGACAATCTACACTCGCACCAGTCGGGGGAGATGCTAAAGTAGTACTAGAAGCAGGAGACGCAATAAAAGTTCAATCGAACATAGCCTCCTCAATAGATGTAGTACTAAGTTATTTGGAGCAAACATAAAATGCCATTAATAGGTAAGGTTTTAGTACAAGAAAATGCGGTAGCAGGTAATGCTATTACGGCCACTAAGATAGCAGCTAATGCTGTCACGGCTTCAGAAATAGCAGTTAATGCAATTACACAAGCTGAGTTAGCAACTAATGCAGTTGGTGCCGCTCAACTACAAGCTACATCAGTAGCAGGGGTTCAAGACAATGCAATCGATGCAGCAGCTATAGCAGCTAATGCAGTAGACTCTAGCGAGTTAGTTTCAGGAAGTATAGATACAATACATCTATCAACAGGTGCAGTTACAACAGCGAAGATAGGAGCAAACGCAATCACTTCGAGTGAGATAGCTGCCAATTCAATAGATACTGCAGAAATAGCAGGTAACGCAGTAGGTAGTACACAACTATCAGCAAACTCTGTAGATTCAGCAGAATTAATTACAGGTTCAATAGATACAATACATATTGGAGCTTCACAAGTAACAACAGCAAAAATAGCAAACTTAAATGTTACTACAGGTAAGATAGCAGCTGACGCAGTTACAAGCGCAAAAATAGCTGATGATTCAATAGATTCCGAACATTTAGTAGATGGTAGTATAGATACTGCTCACATAGCAGCTAATCAAATTACTAGCGCACTTATAGCTGAAAACTCAATTACTGCAAGTGAAATCGCAACTGATGGTGTAGGAGCTTTACAGATAGCTGCTAACTCAGTAGATTCAGCAGAATTAGTAACAGGCTCAATAGACACAATACATTTAGGAGCATTACAAGTAACAACAGCAAAGATAGCTAACAACGCTATTACATCGGCAAAAATACCTGCAAATGCAATAGGCTCATCAGAGATAGCTGAAAATTCAGTAGACTCAGCAGAGTTAGTAACTGGTAGTATAGATGCAATACATCTTGCAACTGATGCTGTAACAACAGCAAAAATTGGTGCCTCACAAGTAACTAGTAATGAACTTGCTGATAATTCTGTTACTTCAGCAAAAATAGTAAATGGAGCAGTCAATACAGTAGACCTTGCAGACAATCTAATTACAGCGGCTAAAATAGCTGCTAACTCAGTAGACTCAGCAGAACTTGTTTCAGGCAGTATCGATGCAATACACTTAGCTGCAGATGTAGTAAGTGGAGCAAAAATTGCAGACGATAGTATCAATTCAGAACACTATGTAGACGGCAGTATTGATACAGCACATATTGCAGACTCAAATGTAACAACAGCAAAGATAGCTGACAATGCGATTACAGCAGTAAAGATAGCAGCTAACGCTGTATCATCATCAGAACTAAAATCAGACGCACTTAGTGGACAAACATTTACAGGTAGTGTCAGTTTTTCAGGTGATGTAGAATTTACAGGAACAACAACAACAGCTTCATCAACAAATACAGTAGTATCAGATAAGTTAATAGAACTAGCAAACGGAGTAACAGGAACTCCATCTGGTGACTTAGGTATTGTAATGGAAAGAGGCGACTCAAACAATGTATTTATTGGTTGGGATGAAAGTGCAGACAGAGTAAGATTTGCAACTACAACAGCAACAGGTGCATCGACTGGAGACTTATCTCTTACAAATGCAAATATACAAGCAGGTAGACTTTACGGAGATGTAACAGGTGCGTTAACAGGTAATGCAGATACAGCTACAGCTTTAGCAACAAATAGAGCTTTCTCTCTAACAGGAGATGTAACTGCTTCAGGTGTGAACTTCAATGGTTCAGCTGGAGTCGCTCTAGCAACAAGTCTAGCCGCCAACTCAGTAGACTCAGCAGAGTTAGTTAGTGGATCAATAGATACAATACATTTAGGAGACTTACAGGTAACTACTGTTAAGTTAGCAAATAATGCAGTAACAGCTGGTAAGATAGCACAGAATAGTGTAGACAGCGCAGAATTAGTAACTGGTAGTATAGATGGTATACATCTTGCAGGTAATTCAGTACTAACAGCTAAGATAGCAGCTAACAATGTTACTTCAGCAAAAATTGCAACCGACCAAATAGTATCAAGACATATTGCAGACAACGCTATTGATAGTGTTGACTTTATTGCAGACGCTCTAATTAACACAGCACAATTAGCTGGTAACTCAGTAGCGACTGCAAAGGTACAAGACAATGCAATCACAAGTGAAAAAATAGCACAGAATAGTATTCTTACTAAACATATTGACAATGGTCAAGTAGATTCAGCTCAACTAGCGACTGATTCAGTAATATCAAGTAAGATAGCAGATAATGCTATTAATAGTGTTGCGTTTATATCAAGCGGTCTAATTACATCAGACTTGATAGCAGATGCAACTATTGCAGCAGGAGACTTAGCAGCAAACTCAGTAGATTCAGCAGAATTAGTAAGTGGTAGTATAGACACTATACATTTAGGAAACTTACAAGTTACAACAGCTAAACTAGCTGCTGATGCAGTAACACAAGCAAAGTTAGCAGATAACTCAGTTGTTACAGCAAATATAGTTGCAGGTAATGTAGATACAACAGAACTAGCAGATGATGCAGTAACAGCAGCTAAGATAGATGCAGGGGCTTTAAATCAAACATTTACTGGAACTCAAGTAATACCAACACTTAATGCTACTACAAGATTACAAGCAGATAAGATAGGTATACAAGATACTAACCCACCACAAAAACTACACATAGATGAAGTAGCTGGTATGGATGTTGGTACAGGAACATCAGGTGCTACAACAGTATTTACACTAGATTCATTCAGCGCTTCTATATTTAGAACTGCTAAGTACAATGTACAGGTAACAAATTCAACAGACACAAACTTTCATGCAATAGAAATATTCTTATTCCATGATGGTTCAACAGTATATTTAACACAGTACGCTTCTATATTTGACAATGGTGCACAAGCAACATTTGATGCAGATATAAGTGGTGGTAATGTAAGGTTAAGAGTAACACCAGCAAGTGGTGATACTATGGCATATAAGTTCGTTAGAACAACAATAGAGGTATAAAATGGGACAAAAATTAGATTTCAACATCGAGGACTCAGGACTTAAAATTGATGGTACAGATACTATCGATGCAAGTAGAAACTTTGAAGGAGCAGTAGCTACTGGAAAAATTACTAGTGGTACTATCGCATCCGCAAGATTACCTATGACTATAACAACAACTGCTCCAACAAATACCAGTGGTACATCAAGTGGGCATATTTGGTTTGTATATTCGAGTTAATAGATGGCAATATATGTTAATGACAGTGGAACACTTCGTCAAATCTCTTTTCTGGCCGTTAATGACAGCGGTACTATCAGAAGAGTCAATGAAGTATACGTAAACGATGGAGGCTCTCTAGCAGGGCCATTCACTGTTACGCATGAAACTTCAAGGAATACAGCAACTTCTACTAGTACAATAAGCGGTACTAGAGAGACTGCCTTCTCTACAACCACAACATTTAACACAACACAAAGTACTCTTACTACTTTTGATACAAGTAGAACTACTACATTTAATACAGGTAATACTACTGAGACAAGTAGAACAACAGCATTTAATACAACAACTGCATTTACAACTACTACCTTATTCTCAACAACCACTGTATTTAATACTACGCAAAGTACTACAACTGCTTTTAATACTACAACAGCATTTACTACAACTACAACATTTAATACAACACAAAGTACTACAACTGCGTTCAATACAACAACTGCCTATACAACTACAACTACATTTAATACTACACAGGCTACTACTACTGCATTTAATACAACGACTGCATTTACAACTACTACTACTTACAATACAACACAAAGTACCACAACAGCGTATACTACTACTACCACATTTAATACAACAACAACTTATAATACATCGCAAGGTACTACTACTGCATTTAATACAACGACTGCATTCACTACAACTACTGTATTTAATACTACACAGGCGACTACTACTGCGTTTACGACTACTACTACATTTAATACAACAACAACATTTAATACTTCGCAGTCAACAACAACAGCGTTTACGACTACTACTACATTTAATACAACAACAACATTTAATACTTCACAGTCAACAACAACTGCATTTACAACTACAACTGCATTTAACACAACAACAACATTTAATACTAGTCAAAGCACAGAAACTGCATTTACAACTACAACTGCATTTGCAACAACAACAGTATTTGCAACTACAAAAAGTACAACAACTGCCTATAATACCACAACGACTTACACTACTTCATATGACACAGTGATAAGTACTAGTAGGAATACTTCTTTTGCTACAAACACAGCAAGAAATACAAATACATCGCAGTCAACAAGTTACAGTACTACATTTACAACAAGCACTGCTTATATAGATAATACATCACAAGCTACAAATACTGCTAGAAGTACAAATACATCGCAGTCAACAAGTTTCAATACTACATTTACAACAACTACAGCTTATCAGGATAACACTTCATTTGCTACAAGTAGAACAACTACATTTGCAACGAACACAACATTCGCAACAAATACGACATTTACTACAACGACTGCATATCAAGATAATACCAGTTTTGCTACAAGTAGAACAACGACATTTACTACCACAACAACATTTGGTACTGCAACTATATTTACAACGACAACAGCATATCAAGATAATACCAGCTTTGCAACTAGTAGAACAACAACATTTGCTACAAATACAACTTTTGCAACAACTACTACATTTACAACAACAACGGCATATCAAGATAATACAAGTTTTGCTACTACAAGAACAACAACATTTGCTACGAATACTACATTCGCAACAACAACAACATTTGCTACGACAACAGCGTATCAAGATAACACTAGCTTTGCAACAACAAGGACTACAACATTTACTACTGCAACAGCGTATCAAGATAACACTAGCTTTGCGACAAGTAGAACAACTACCTTTACAACTGCAACTGCGTATGTAGATAATACTTCATTTACAACTGCTTATATAGATAATACATCACAAGGCACAAGTAGAAATACAAACACAGCAAGAATAACAGCATATGTAGATAACACAACATTTGCAACATCTACAAGTTATACTACTACACAAGCAACAAATACAAGTAGGTCAACAGGCTTTACTAACTCTACAGCCTATAATACTACACAAGCAACAAACACAAGTAGATCAACAGGGTTTACTAACTCTACGGCCTATAATACTTCACAAGCAACAAATACAAGTAGGTCAACAGGGTTTACAAATAATACTAATACTTCTAGAAACACAAACACATCAAGGAATACGTCCTTCGCTACAAACACATCTAGAAATACTGCTTTTTCAGGCGCTACGAATACTTCAAGAATTACTACTTACATTACAATGTATCTAGAACTAGAAGAAGATTCTGAAGGAGAAGAGTACACACAAACCTCATATGTAAACACTTCAAGAAGTACTGGATTTACAAACAACACATCAGGTTCAAGAAGTACTGGGTTTACAAATAATACAAGTAGATCAACTTCATTTACAAACGCCACTTCATTTACAAATAGTACTAACACCTCTAGAATTACAGCATATATAGATAACACAAGTTTCGGAACTTCTAGAAATACGAACACAAGTAGAATAACAGCGTACATAGATAATACGTCTTTTGGTACATCAAGAAATACTAATACAAGTAGAATAACAGCGTACATAGATAATACCTCTTTTGGTACATCAAGAAATACTAATACAAGTAGAATAACAGCGTATGTAGATAATACCTCTTTTGCTACAACAAGAAACACAAACACTACTCAGTCTACAAATACAAGTAGGTCAACAGGGTTTACAAACTCTACTGCTTATAATACCTCGTTTGCAACAAATACAAGTAGAACTACTACACAGGCAACAAACACAAGTAGAAATACAAATACAAGTCAGAGTACAAGTTACAACACTGTAAGACTATCAAACACATCAAGAAACACAAATACTTCACAGTCAACAAGCTATAACACAGTAAGACTTTCAAACACTGCTAGAAGTACAAATACAGCTCAGAGTACTAACACAACTCAAAGCACGAACACATCACAATCAACAAGTTATAACACTGTAAGATTGTCTAATACTGCAAGAAGTACAAATACAGCTCAGAGTACTAACACAACTCAAAGCACAAACACTTCACAGTCAACAAGTTACAATACTGTCAGACTATCGAATACTGCTAGAAGTACTAATACTTCTCAGACTACAAATACTTCGCAGTCTACAAATACATCACAGTCAACAAGTTATGACACAGTAAGATTGTCAAACACAGCAAGAAGTACAAATACTACTCAGTCAACAAATACAACACAGTCTACAAATACTTCACAAAGCACAACTTATAATACAGTTAGACTGTCTAATACTGCACGAAGTACAAATACTACTCAGTCAACAACAAGAACTACAACATTTACAACAAGTACAGCTTACATAGATAATACATCTTTTGCAACAAATACTGCAAGGAATACAAATACTACTCAGACAACGTCAAGAACTACAACATTTACTACATCAACAGCATATGTAGATAATACTTCTCAGTCAACAAGTTATGAGACAGCTTACATTACAAGTAGAATTAGTTCAAGAGCGACAGGAACAAGTAGAAATACAACAACTACATTTGCTACTTCACAAGGAACAATTACAAGTAGAGCTACTGCATCTGCTAGAGATACAACAACAGTATTTAATACAGCACAAGCTACACAAACTACTAGAAGTACAGCGTCAAGTAGAGATACAACTACAACATTTAATACTACACAAGCGACTGCCACAAGTAAGAGTACAGCATCTAGTAGAGATACTACTACAACATTTAATACTACACAAGCTACACAAACTAGTAGAAGTACAGCATCGAGTAGGTCTACAACAACTACATTTACTACTTCACAGGGAACTGTTACAACAAGAACTACAGGTACAAGTAAGTCCACAACTACAACATTTAATACAAACACTACTACCGCAACCGATAGAGGTACTGCATCAAGTAGAGCGACTACTACCACATTTAATACAAATACTACAACAGCCTCTAGTAGAAGTACTGCGTCAAGTAGAGAGACTACCTCAACCTTCTTAACAGATAGAGGGACAGGATCGAGTAGAGCTACCGAAACAAGTAAAGCTACTACTACTACTTTTGCAACTACTCAAGGAACTGTTACAACAAGAAGTACAGGTACAAGTAAGTCTACAACTACAACTTTTGAGACTGATAATGTAACCGCATCAAGTAGAAGTACAGCATCGTCAAGAAGCACTGAAACTTCAAGAACAACTGCATTTGATACTACTACAGGATTTGAAACAAGCAAAACAACAACTTTTGGTACAGATAGAACTACAACTACAACATTTAATACTAATAGAACTACTGATACCACGGTCACGACCGACCACTTAACCACAACTGTGTTCCTAACAAATACAGTTGTATACGAAAGAACAACTGCCTCTCAGGCGGGTACTCTGTTTGACACAGAGGTATCAAGCCTTGACAACTACGGATTCTCCTTCTGGGATGGCTCACAATGGAGTGAAAGCAACTAGAATGGATAAATCACAAGGCGGATTTGAAACTGATAAAAAGGTTACACCTGAATACCTAAATCGAAAGATGGAAAGTATGATGCATGCACTGTACGACAGTATCGAGCATCAAGAAAAACGAATGAGAAACTTAGAGCAACAAATATTTGAGCTAAAGAATGCCAAGCATCAAAGTTAAAGGAAAATTAGAAGCTCTAACAATAAATGAGTCGCTAGGAGATATACCTACTCATTTTATGAAGTCAGGTTCTTGTTATAGACCAACAAGTGACTTGGAAGGATTAGAAGAATTTAAGGAAAGAATTATACCTAAACAGTATCGTGGTTCTCCTTTTCAGTATGATATTTGGTTTAACACTAATACATTAAACACTGTTCATAAATGGTTATACACAGATTTTTTAGGTAATGGTATACTGGTCAAAACACCAAGTATAAAAATTAATGATAAGTTAATGATATCTATTGTTGATAACCCAGATGTAAAAATAGATTATGATAGATGTAATAAAATTATTAACAACTTTCATAACAAATATACTCTAACAGGAAATCAAAAATATTATGATAAAGTAATATTTTTACCAGGCAGTAACTTATTGTCTAAAGGTAAGTGTGTTCATTGGGGTAGAGTAAGACGAGCAATCGAGGAGGGGTTTGTAATTAAACCTCATCCTATTACTCAGAAAATATGGGTAGCAAAGATGAAAAAAGATTTTGGAGATGAGAACGTACTCGATCCAAAAGAAGGAGGTTTTGAACTTCTTGCAAATTGCACTCACTGTGCCACAATGCCGAATAGTGAAATGGGAATGATGGCACTAATGTTAGACAAGCAGTTAAGTATGGTATCACATACAAAAGAGGATAGAGAGAAGGCTCTCTTGACTTACGAAAGCATTTACTTTGCGATAGCAAATACAAATGCAAAAGAATCGCTGATGAAATTATTCTCAGCAAGGAACTCAGGCATTATATTCAATTTTGACGAAGATGCAGAGACAAGAATGGAAATGTTCCTAAATAACTTTTGGGGCATGAAGGTAATAAACGGATGATAGAATTAGTAACAACATATAAGAAAGATTGGACATTTTTCACCTTAGCTTCCCTACTTGATAAGTCAGGGTTTCGCTTACATTTATTTATACATAAAGAAGATTGGGTAGAAAAAGAAGTCCAATGGATGATAAACAATTTTGATAACATTAAAATCTACGAATCTTGGTGGAGGGAAGAACACATCTCTAGAATGACATTCCATCTAAAAGATCATTGGAAAGATAAAGGTGGACTTGCAAAGAGAATGGTCGTATGGTATGGTAACAGAATCTTCAATAGACCTATTGATGAAGGAGACATACCACCAGCAGAGTTTTTCAAAAGCTCACTTTCATTTTTAAGTAGAGAATTAGTATTCGATAAAAGTCATTTGAAGAACTACTATGGAATATTGAATATAGCAACCCAAACACATCAAAGAATACCACTAGTAGATAAATCAATGGTCATCTTAAACTATGACAAACTCGCTGAGTTTCATGATAAAGATTTATTTTTTATTGACCAAAAGCTACCACCAAATCAAGGCAGACGCCCTCGTATAGATACTAAACTTATAGCATGTAATGACCGTGCTTTCTTTGAAGCACTTACTTTTTACAAGCACTCATGGTCACCGCTATATGTAAATGGAAAGGTAGATGTACTTATCGAATTAGATGCAGTAGGAGCAAAAGAATTACTAGACTATAATGTCATGTTAAGAAAATCCTGGACTATAGATGTAAAACATGAACACTTAGCACTTCAGTATATATACTTACAAACAGGACTGCAACTAGCTGTACCATGGGATTGTTATACTTCATTGATAGATAAGATTCCTATGAATTTTAGAAACGCTAGATTAAATGATGTATTGCTCACTAAGACAGCGAAACAAAAATCAACAGCAGGAAAGTTAGTAGAAAGAGGTTTCTACTTAGGAAAGGTCTAGATAGCTCTCATCTAAATCGGTTAAAATTTTCCAATCAATCACACCCCTTTCATATAAATCAACTACAATCTCTTTTTCCTTCGGGGAATGGGGATTGCTTGTTACTGTGTTTAAAGGAATATGCCAACTATAAGGATTATTCGTTCCAGCAATAATTGGAAGTGCTTTCGAAAAAAAGTCAAAGCCTACCAATGTAAGAGAAGAAAATTTTGTTTTCTGTAAAAAATATTGTATTGCAATGAAACCTGCCGATGGCCTTGCGCCAACAGTTTTCCCTACTTCCGATCCACATAATTTGAAGAGTGACATAAGCTCTTTGTCCGAAAACATATTTACATATTTAAAATCTATTTGATGTCTTGAATCGACATCATCACCGAGATGTATTCGGGAACGATTGAACAAGACTGCGCAATCTTTCGCGAACATTTTTCTTTTACCATATCTCAAATACCCAGTAACCCAAATATCAGTACGCTTACCAATACTATCCCAATTAGTTGCATCAGGTATACCATTTCCAAATCGCACTACTGTATCGAAACTTTCGATGTAGTCAGCAAGTTGATGTTGTAATATTTCGACAGAATTGCCGACAAGTATTATTGATTTGTTGTTTGTAAGGTTGTGTAAAGTTTCTTCCATTCGTTAGAGTATCCTAGGTTATCGTGTATATCATGCCACGGTCCACCGTCTGTAAAATGAACCGCTTTTGCTTCTGGAAATTGATAGTAATTTACCATGGCGTTGTATTCCGCAGGTAAACTACCGATAGATTCCGCCCAATCCATTTCATGTAACGCACCCGCTGGGGCTTGGTTTACATACTCTTTGGTAAGTTGTCTACATTTACCATTATCAAATAACATAAGTGATGACCAGTATTTCTTTGGATAAGATAGATTTGGTTTATCATTCATCTTAGTGGTGGGAGATAGAAAGGCGGGGTGTTGAACGCAATATATGGACTTACCACATTTTGCGTAATTGAATAGTTCTGCAGGGTCACACTTCCACATGAAATCACTATCACAGAAAAGTGCAAAACCTGAATACATAGAAAGATGCGGAACTAGAAACCGAGTAAAAGCAAATTCTGTACTTTCATTTTGAAACGGTCTCCAGTATAATCCTTCATCTTTTAAGTCGTTAAGTATCAAAGGTGTAATGGTATGGCTACGATTGTATCGTAAGATACTTTCCCTACATACTTCGTATGCCTCGGGTTGTTCAGAATCATAGCCAATGTATATTACCACTAGTCGTCCTTTAAACTGTTACCTAAATCATTAACATAAGCCTGTCTTGCAGTTTGTAAAGCAGCCTTTTCATTATCAAGTTCTACTAATTTTACATCACAGAAATTTATAGCGTGATGCAACGCCTGCTGGTCTTTGTTAAAGGACTCGGTATCATGTTCGATACCATCGATTGTAATTGTACTCATTTAAAAATATCCTGCCAATTGCCTTGTGTACTCGCCTTAGCATACTCGGTAGCACGGTTTTCAAAAAAGTTGGTATGCTCAACTGCATTTACTTGCATATCAATCCATGGTAATGGATTTTCAGTACTATGGAATATTCCTTTCATTCCTAGTCCTAGTAATCTTCTATCCGCAATATAACGAATATATTCTTTGACTTCTTTTGCTGTTAAATCTTTAATATCTGCTTTCTCGAAACAAACATCAATAAATTTATCTTCTAATTCAACAACCCGTTCTGCCGCACAATATATCTCATATTTTAGCTTATCTGTCCATATATCAGGATTTTCTGCAATAAAAGTTCTAAAGAGTTTTGATAGTCCTTCAACATGAAGGGACTCATCTCTTATCGACCATGTAACTATCTGCCCCATACCTTTCATCAAGTTATGTCTTGGATAGTTTAGAAGTATAGCAAAACTACTAAATAGTTGTACTCCTTCTGTAAATCCACTATATACGGCCATGGTCTTAGCCATCTCGTGTGGAGTTTCCATATTGAAGTCAGTTAGATAGTCGTGTTTTTCTGACATAGCTTGTATATCAAAAAACTCTTGGTACATATCTTCTGACTTACCCAATGTTTCTAAAAGTAATGAGTATGCTTCTTGGTGTACTGCTTCCATAGCAGCATAGCTTACTAGCATCATTCTTACTTCTGGTTGCTTGAATGTTGGAAGGTAATGCTTGGCATACCCACAACATACATCTACATCAGCTTGTGTAAAAAACTTAAATATATTGTCTATAAGTATTCTTTCACCGTCTGATAGCTTTTGGTTATAATCCTTTATATCATCTTGGAGTGGTACTTCATCAGGAAGCCAATGCATTTGTTGTTGTTTTTTGTAAAACTCAAATGCCCAAGGATAGTCAAAAGGTTTATAATAATCTCGTTCTTCTAATAGTTTACTCATTTATCCCTCGCAACTTAGACAATCTTGTTGTTCAAAGATTATCTCTCTTTTAGCCTGAGAAGTAACATTATCAGCTCTACTGATAGCTTCACTCCTAAGGTAGTATAATGTTTTTAAATTCTTTGCCCATGCCAACATATGAACATTATGCAAATCTGCTTTGTTCACATCTGGAGGAAAGAATAAGTTTACAGACTGTGATTGACAAATAAATTGTTGTCTCACAGCTGCGTGTTCGATAACCCAAGACTGATTAATTTCTACAGCAGTCTTGAATACATCTTTGTCCCACTCTTCTAGTATATCTAGATGTTGGACACTTCCTTTGTTTGCAACTATACTTCTCCAGTATTCTGCATACTCATCTTCGTTATTTGACTTTTCTCTGACAATTAAATCAAGATATTTATTTTTAACTAGATTACTTCCAGTCTTAGTCTTTTGAGTATAAGCATTTGCTCTAAAAGGTTCAATACTTGGAGAAGTGTTACCGCATAAAATACTAGAACTTGCATTAGGAGCTATAGCTAATAGGTGAGCATTTCTCACTGAAGCTGTGTCATCATCTGGACATGCTCCTCTTTCTATTGCTAGTTCTCTAGTAGTTTGGTCTGCTTTATTTTTGATGTAATTAAACATTTCTAGATTAGTACCACCTGCCATTGCACTTTCAAATGGTATACCATTTTTCTGTAAGTACGCATGAAATCCCATAGCGCCTAGTCCAATACTTCTCTCCCTCATAGCACTGAATCTAGCTCTTTCTAATTGGGGTGGCGCATTATCGATAAAGTCCGATAATACATTATCAAGCATACGAATTAAATCTGGTATAAAAGCTGGGTGGTCTTTCCAGTCGTCATAGTACTCTAAGTTTACAGAAGATAAACAACATACTGCTGTTCTTTCTTCATCAGTAGCAAGAGTAATCTCACTACATAAATTACTATGATGAACTTTCAATCCTTTTCTTTTCTGGAAGTCAGGTAACTCATTTTGTACCGCATTCTCGAACATAATGTAAGGTTCGCCTGTTTCCATTCTATTAAGAAGTAGTTTTACCCATAAGGCTCTCGCACTTACTGTCTTTACTACTCGTTTCGTGTGAGGATCCACAAGGTCCCAGCTATCGTCGAAATTATCAATTTTTCCAGCATTGTGTATTCGCTCCATAAAGGAATCAGAAATAACAACACCATGATGGAGATTAGTACACTTGCGATTAGTATCGCCGCCTGTAGGCTTTCTGACATCTAAAAACTCCTCTATCTCGGGGTGTGATATGTGTAGATAAGAAGCGTAACTACCCCGTCTAGTTACTCCCTGGCTAAATGCCAACATTTCTGCATCCACAACTTTCATAAATGGCATAACACCAGTTGACTCTGAACCTTTAGATGTTTTAGTTCCTATAGAACGAACATCACTCCATGAGCCTCCGATACCTCCGCCAAATGATGATAAAAAAGCATTCTCGGTAAAATGGTCTGTAATACCTTCCCTGCTATCATCAACATAATTTAAGAAACAGCTAATGGGTAGTCCTCTACGAGTACCTCCATTTGATAATACAGGAGTTGCAAACATAAACCATAAGTTACTGACATAGTCATATAACCGTTGAGCATGGTCATCATCATCTGCGAATGTCTCGGCTGCACGAGCAAAAGCTTCCTGTGGTGAATTTTCACCGGGTATCATATATCTATCTTTTAGAGTTGCATGTGCGAACTCATCCAAGAGAGAATCTCTACTATAATCTATCTTCACTGACATAATTTTCTACCAATCCTATAATTTCTTGTCCGTGTCCAAGTACTGCGCCTTCGACATCATAAGTTAAATCCATGAGTTGCACTCCTACTTCTAGTCCTTTACTTCCAAACTCATTTAAGTTTTGAATATACTTGTACTTTCCGTCAAGTGGCAAACTCGCCATAATATCAAATACATCTCCGTATTGCTCGATTAACTGAGTAGCACGCTTTGGTCCAACTCCGTCAACTCCTGGAACATTATCTCCCTTATCTCCTGTCAAACATTTGTAAGTCAAAAAATAAACAGGGTCAAAATCATAATGTTCATCCCAGTTATGTACTGTTGTTTCTTTTCTAGTTACAGTCGAAAAACGACTTATTTTTGGGTCAACTAGTAAATCCCAGTCTTTATCTGATGATATCATCCATATCTCATCTACACCTATGTTTTCTCGGTTTTGGCATATAAGTGCGGCTATATCATCAGCTTCTACTCCAGCATATTTTAGTGTAAGGTAACCCTTACGTTTTAAACTAGACATAGTAGTTTGAAACTCCGCAAGAAACATTTCAAATTCTTTTGCTTCTTCGGGAGTTTGTTCTGCATATCGTTCCTTACGATTTGCTTTGTACTCTGGGTCGATAGTTTTACGGTAATTACTACCGCCATCGCCTAAAACGACTATCTCTCCACAGTTATAGGACTTTGCTAAAGACTCGACTGTACGAATATAATCATGTTCGAAGTCGTTGCGTCCTTGATGTTTCCATCTAAAAGCCAGATTGAGTCCATCAACAATCAATAAGTTCCCATTGGGAATCGGCTTTCCATGGCTCGTAAATTGTATTGCCATTTGTAAATTTTACCTCTTGTGTTTCTAAAAATTGTTCAGCAAAGGTGACATAGCACCCAAGCCAGTTTATATACATATGTTTTTTGTACTGTGGCTTTCTTGTCGTTGCCACATACCACTGCGAGTGGTTTTCTTTGAAGATTAACAATGGCTCTTGTTTCATTTCTTCAGACTGTCTACAAAGTTTAGACCACCACTTAACAAATACATTACTCTTTTGAGTAAAGATTTTGTGATTGAATCCCATATCTTTGTAATGTTTTATCTCTATGCAAAACAAATTATGTTTATGTTCTACATGTAGATCGCCTTTAATTTTACCTGAGCCACTGCCTGGAGTCTGTACGAAGTTTTCTCCAGTTATTCTTTTCATCATAGCTGCCGCTTTTAGTTCTGCGTCATGTCCTTTCCGTCTAGAATTAACCAATCAACTTCTCCAGTTCTGTATAACCTCCAATCTTTTCGCCATCTACAATAATTTGTGGGAATGTTCTAGCAGTTGGGAATAATGTTCTTACATCCCCTGCTTGAAACTCTTCGCCCATCATATTGTAAACTACTTCATGTCCTTTTTGTTCTGCAAGATTTTTTGCTCTTACACAATATGGACAGTTAGGAATACTGTAAATTTCTATTTTCATTTTGGCATACCTCCTTGTATGAATTTGCCAATAGTTGATATCTCATCTTCAGTCAGCATACCTGCTTGACCCCACATAAGAGCAGACTGTGCACCAATCTGTCCTCTGTTTTTGTAGATAGTCAACTTACTAATAATATCTTCTGCATTTTGACCAGCAAGCATTGGTCCTATACCACCACCACCGTCTGCACCATGGCAGGCAGCACATCCAGCCCATAGGCTTCTGATATTACTGAACTCGTCAGCTTGTGCTAATGCTTGTTTTTTTCTTTCAATTTCTGCAGGTGTACCATTTATGCGAACATACTCTGCATAACACTCACCAGAACAAGAAGTAGTACGAGGAACACCTCTGTACTCTAAGTTTTGGTATGTGTATGCTATTGTTGCTGTCATAAAGAAACAAATTGTTAATATGTACCCTTTCATTTACTTTTCCATACTTTTTTGTTTGGCGTCAAGCATTTTATCTTTGATATCTACTTCGCCATCCCAGTTCTTATCATTTCCGATAAGTATATTCCACCATTTAGTTATGAATCTAAACATGATATATTATCCTCTTTAATTATTTCTATTTTTTCTAGTAGCGGATGTGTCCAACCATGAGATACTAAATATGTATTTAGTCTTTCTTCTTTGAGTAGGACTTCTACTACTTTTTCTTTACCTTGTTCATCGAGAGCCTGATTGACTTCATCGAGAAACAGAACATTAATTTGACTTCTACTAATAGATGTCATAAGTTTTCGTATTGCAACTAATGTCGCAATATTCACTCTTGCTAGTTCTCCACTAGATAGAGCTAGTATGTCAATAATGTTTCCATTATCTGATACTTCTACATTTAGTTTGTCGTTAGTAACAACAAAATTGATACTAAATCTACCATCACTAAACTCTGCTAGATAATCATTTGTCATAACTTCTAGCTCTTTTACTAGACTCTCTATCTTATACGCGAGGAGTCCGTTTGTAGAAAATGCCTTCTTAAGCGTTTCAAGTGCCGCCAAGTGTTCTTCTTTATCTGATAGTTCAGATTCAAGTTTATCAAGTTGACTTTGAAATTCGCCAGTCTGTTCGAGTATAATTCCAATTCTTGTGTTATGTCGTTCTCTTTTCTCATTTTCTTCTATTACTTCTTGAAGAGCAGATTTAGTACTGGTAATCGTTTTGCGAAGTTCAGTAACTTGGTCTTGTAAGTCTGCTTCATCAAGGACTGTCGTTGTAAGGTCGTGGTCAACAGACCTGTAGAGGTCTTCCCAACTTGAGATTTCTCTTTGCGCTGTCCTATGGATCGCATTGTTTTCCTCCAATCTTGTGAGCTTTTTTGCAGCATCTTGTGTAAACTTTTCACACTGCTCTATTCTTTGAGTATGGTCTTTTATCATACTCTCTACAAACATCTTGTCAACTTCTTGTTCGCAAGTTGGACACTGCATATCTTCTAGTTGCATAAGGTCATTATACTTCTTAAGCATTCTTTCCTCATGTATCATTTCAGACTTCCAGGTTGCTACAGAAGAGATTTGTATTTTAGTATCGACTTCTTCTGGGTATTTTGCTAACCTTCTTTTGTACTCATGCAAATCTATATCATTTAACTGATGTTTGAGTTGATTATTAGTATTTATTTTTTTATTCTTTTCAGTGATATTTTCCAGTTCTACTAATAGTGAACGTAAAGATATCTCATCTTCTTCCGAGTAAAATGGTAAATCCATTTTTGAAAGTATGGAACTATCTTCGAGAAAATTGTCTTCTAACCATTTTGCAATAGTTGATATTTTCGCATTGATAGTTGTAACTTCTGTGGAATTTACCCTTACCGCTTCTTTGAATGTCTCAAAGAAAGAAACATATTGGTCTAGTTTCAATAGGTCAATTAAGAACTTTTTACGGTTTGTATCTGTAGCAGTTAAAAACTGCAATGATGCATTAGTGTTTTGATACACTAGCTGTGAAAAAGTTTTAAAGTCAATACCTAAGACATCGCCCAAGGTTTTGTAAGTATTAGAAGCTGTGTGTGAAGATATATCCTCACCATTCTTTGTTAGCTTACATTTGAGTGTACCACGCCGTATAACAGTAATGTTGTATACGTCAGTGTCCACAGTAAAGTCAAGACTAATATCATATCCTTTGTTAACATATCTATTTGCAATATCCGCTTTCTTAACATTCTTACTATTTTTGTTGAATAGTATTTCTTCTAGTATTAATGGTATAGATGATTTACCTACACCATTTGTACCAACTAATTGTGTGAGTGTATCTGATGATAGATCCATCTCATTATTTGCCCCATAAGAGAAGCAATTATCCCATTTCAGTTTTTGTAGAATAATCATTAAACACTCCCATTAATTTTCTTGTTTTCATATCATCAAGAGATAGAATCTCTTTTAGATACACACTTAGTTCGTCAGCAATAGACATCTCGTTTGTTAACGATAGAGTTGCCTCTGTCTCTCGCTTAACGACTTTTTTATCAAGTAGATCGGAGTTTTTAACTTGTGCCAAATCTTGTACATCTCCTTCTAATTCATAGATTGTATGATGAAAGTCTGTTTGCACCATATCATCGGGGTTGGTAACAGTCTTTCTGATTAATTGTGGTAAATCAAATTCATGCCATGTCCAAACCCAATCGGTATTGGTATCAATTACTAAGTAACCTGTTGTTACTTCATTTCTATGAAAAGATGTAGTCATCGGACTGCCTGGGTACACAATATTTCGTTGAGTATTCTCGTGAGCATGTAAGTCTCCAGCAAATACGATTTTGAACGAGTCAAATCTTTCTAAATCTACTTCAGGTATAACATGAGGTGGTATTTCACCCCTCACATGAGTAAATAGATAGTCTGCATCTATCATCTCTATACTTTTCTTTTTATGCAAATCTGCATATGGTAGAATACACCAATCATCCTCATAATAAGTTTCAGTTATTACTGTTACTAGAGGATTTAATTCATTTGTTACTCTCTTTAAGTTATCAAAGAAAGTATTATTTTTTCTAGTGGCTTCATGGTTGCCGTCATAGATAATCGTTCTTACTTTTTGTCTCTTTACAAAATCAAAATATAAAGTAAGTTCATCCATGGAAGGGACTCGATCAAACAAGTCCCCACCTATGATGTGAAGGTCAACTTCGTGTTTATCTACAGCGTCTTGCACTTGCTGAAAAAACAATTGATATCTAGTACATGCCCATGAGACAGGTACATTCTTCTGTCCTAGCTTTATATGCCAGTCTGCTGTAAATAAAATCATCCTACGAAATCTTCTCCTGGTTGCCATTCACAACCTGTTAATCCACCTGCTTTAATGCCTTGCAAAGTTCTAAGAACTTCATGAGCATTTCTGCCTGTGTCAAGTGCGTTAACACTTACATGTTGTATTATATCATTTTTGTCAATGATAAAAGTAGCTCTAAAACATACTCCTGCTTCTTCGTGTACTATTCCTAGTTTAGAAGATAGTCCTAGGCCGCAGTCTGCTGCTAAGGAGTGTTGTATGTTTCCTATGAGTGTATTATCTTGTTTCCAAGCTAATTTACAAAACTCATTATCTCCACTAATACCAATAACATTAGCTTCCTCTACTAACATATCCATTCCCGCAATTTCTGTTGGGCATATGAAAGTAAAGTCTTTTGGATAGAAGTATATAACTGTGTAATCTTTTTTCAAAGGTTCGTACTGTTCTGTGACAGATACTGTTACAAAGTTATTATCTTTGTCTACACCCTGCAGTGTAAAGGCAGGGAACTTCTCTCCAACGCCTATCATGATATGTCAAATTCGCTTGATACATCTTCAGGAGTTTCACTACCTGAGTCGTTGACTCTTCTAAGAAGCTCTAACTGTGCATCTGCAGTTGGTCTTGGTAAAACATCATCCATTGACTTTAATTCAGCCATTAGATCTTTCTCCCAGTCATCTAGTTCTCTTGGTTTGCACTTAAGAACCTGTAATTGATATTCGACATTGAACACCTGTGGACCAGTCTTCTTTCTTTTGAAATGGATATCATATCCTGTGACTGGGTCTGTTGGGTCTCCCAACTCTTCCATGGCGACTATAACTTGGTCGAATAATTTTCTTTTTAGATTAAGAACTTTAACAGTTTTATCAGCGTAATCAATGCACTGGACAGCGTAAGACCATCCACATTTTAAGTCTGGGTAAAAGTCACGAACATGGTCATGTTCTTTGTTGTTAAAGGTTTCAGAGTTTCTGTCAAAAGATAAGCACTCCATAGGAATGTTTTTGCCATTTTCTCCTTTAATCCAATAGACATATCTAGGTAGTAAGTCACCAACCATTCTTAGATGATGATCTTCTTTACCTGCATAGTTATAGGTTTCGATTTTATTTTTTTGGGCTGAGCCCTTGGTTTGGTTGAATCCAATTGCCATTTTTATTCTCCTAATGTCTCCTCGAAAAGAAAGTGTACCCGTCCATCTTTCACTTCAAGCAGTCTGTTATTATTAATTATATCATCTGATATTGGACACATCAAATGATCTAGTGTGGTGTCTTTTGTATTAACATAGTTGTGATAGTTGCGGAATGATGCGACACCTGCATATTCTGCTACCTCTTTATCACTGTATGCTCGTCCTCGTTCAAGTAAATCTTTTGGGTTAAGAAGATAAGACTTGCCTCCGAACTTGTACTTGTAAAACTTAAATGTTTTATCATAGTAGTTTTTTGGTTGAATCTTGTAAGTTATAATACGAAGGATCTGAATGATGTCACCAACATTCCCTTTGCTTACTTTTACAATCTTATTCCAATCAAATAACAACATATTATAACAAATTTTCAAACTCGTGTCAAGAACTATTTTTCTCAGCTTTATTACTATCTGCTGTTGCTTGGTCAGGAGCAGGTGTTTGTGGCAACGTGCCTAACTTCCGCTTATGTACCTTACCAACATCGTCAGGATCTAAAGTTGCGTGTACTCCTGCCTGAGCCATATCAATCAATTTACCTTGAAATATGTGACTGCCGCAGTGCATTAATTCTATCATAGGTAAACACCATATGTCTACTCCAAAATTTCTTACAGTTTCAGAGAACATATAATCTTCACTAAGATATCTGTTCTGTTCATTGATTATGCAATCAAAGTATGCCATTATTTGCTCACCAGTCTCAAACTCTCCTTCTCTTATATGGTCAGGAGTGTATAGTCTTTCAGGGTGATGCTGGTCATATTCTTCAAAGACAGACCTATGTATAAACATAAATCCTGTTGCACCTTCTTTTATTTTTACAGGTTCGTAGATAGGGGCTTGCCCATCTGGATGCTCATCTGGTAAAGGATTAAACACCATATCTCCTGCAACTTTTTCTAGTGCCATAGGGTCTTCGTCATATAACCCTGTTTTTGCTGCTCTAAGTACTTTCTCCCATGCAATAGTTTTCTTAGGATATAATGCACAGAAAACTTTTAATTCTTCCTTTCTTGTAGCAAGTAAATGCCACATATAAAGTAAGTCCATTGCATTCCAAGCTATATCGCTATCTACAAAAAGTAGGTACTCTGCATCACTTTTAAGAAAGTTAGCAACACAATAGTTTCTAGCTCTAGTAATAAGTGATTCGTTAAACATATAGTAAATTTGCAACTGCAATCCGTGATTCATACATACTGCAGTAGTGTCCATTAAAGACTTAGTATAAAGTCCATTGCACATACCACCATACATAGGTGTAGCAAGAAATACTTTATTCTTGCGCATTTCCTCAATATTTAACTGTATTGTTTTTTCATTACTCATAGTATATTTACCTCGTAATCTTGTTTCATGTAGTAGCCCAGTCTTGCATTTGCTTGACGGGCTGCCGTTTTTCCTTTGAGATGAATGTCTACAACCACAGGTTGTTGTTTTCCTTCCTTCTCTCTTATTACTCTACCGATTAGCTGTGTTAGCAGAGGGTCATTATTTATTGGTGTACCCAACACTAAACAACTTAAATCGTTCAATGATATGCCTTCTGAGAATATAGACTGTGTACCAAACAAAATATTTTTATCTTTCTTTATTTGATTCATTACTTTATCTCTTTCAGCAAACTCCATATCTCCTGTTATGGAAACTGCTTTATCGCCACACAATTCAGAGCATGCCTTTAGAAAAGCTACTCTGTCAGACACTACTAAAACTTTGTGTCCTTGTGCGGCATATTTTGCAGCAATCATACTTACACTATGAACATATTCCTCATTAAATGCAAGATGATTTATTCTTTCTGCCCAAGGCGTATACGCACCATCAAGGAAGCGTATCTCGGACTTAATTACATCAATCCTAGGAGTCATGTAATTTTCTTTTGGTGGTTTCATTACATTGTGACCAAAGTAATCTCTAAAAACCACATGGCGTCCATCCTTTCTTTCTAGTGTTCCTGTCAAACCTATCTTATAACGACAAGGCATTTCATCAACAATCCGAGTAAAAGTCGGACTACTAACATGGTGCATCTCGTCTAAAATCACAGTTCCGAAAACTTGTTTGATGTCGTCCATTTTTCGGTACAAACTTTGGATATTCCCGACAACGATTGGGGACGAAGTATCAAAGCTACCTGACCCGATTCTCCCTGCTTGTATTCCAAAACAATTTTGTACGTCTTTTTCCCACTGATTTCTTAAGTTAGTTGTGTGGGTAACAACTAATGTTTTCTGACCTAACTTCTTAGCTATAGCCAAAGCCGTTATTGTCTTTCCCCAACTTACCCATGCGTTAACTATCGCATTGTCTTGTACCTCGTCATGTACCTTCTGCTGGGAAGGTCGTAAAGTGTACGCAAAGTCAGGTAGTTCGACTGGCGATGTTACTCGCTTGTCGATAATCTCGTAATCTGATGGGACTAAATCCTCTCTACCCATTGGTATGGAAATCAATCCCTCTTTTATCCATCGTATTGTTTTGAACACGATAGGTGGGTCAGTCGGAATACGCGGTGCTATTGTATATGTAAGCTCCTTTTCGATATCCGAACTTGTTTTTGTATCTACAGAAAGATAGATTCTGTTAGAGTATACTGCCTTCATAAGTTTGCAATAAATTCCAAATCTTGTAGCTTCCATAGCTTAGTCAACTCTGGATGGTTATTATCCCAAGGGGATGACCACCCTGTTTTGTTCATTCTGTTACGGACATGATTTGGTAAATAGTCCGCCATAACTTCTCTTAATAGATACTTATATGTCCCTAACTGATACTTACGATGCTTAGTGAATTTTACTCCGCTTTCTATACCTATCATGTATCTTACAAAACTTTGTGATAAAAATACTGGTCTGCTTTCTAATCCCCACATACCGCAGGTTTGGTCAGTTGTCAGTATATTTTGTTCTGATGTACTCACTAAATCATACCATAAAGCATTATTCTTGTGGTCTGTTTCACTAAATATCTGTCTTGGAATCCACTGTTGTCTTGTAGAATATTGTTCTATTGTTTCTTTATTATATTCATCATCATAGTATCTATCATGATGTTGATATCCTGTAAATAATTCATCGGCACTATCTCCAGTTAGAACTACTTTACACCCGTCACGACTTGCCGCTTTACACAGTGCAAATCTAGGAGCTGTTCTATTTCTATCTACCCAAGGATAGTGTGTATGTGCTAACCACATTCTATGATAGTGATGTAAAGATTCATAGTTTAGATTTACAACTTTATAAGGAACTCCCCACTCTTGACAAGTTTGTACTGCCATTCTTGCCTCATTTCTAAATCCATCATGATCGTGAAAAAGCTCTCCACCCTTACCATAATTACAGATGTACGCAGTCAAGTTCAAATCTTCTTCTTTGAGCACACCTAGTGCACAAGTACTATCTAATCCTCCACTAAGGAATAATGCTGTTTTTTGTTTATTCTTTGCAACCTTTTTTATTCCATTGATACAGTTTTCTTTGAACTCTGCCAAGTCTATTTCCTTTGACCCAATTCTCATATTTGCCCATAGATTCTTTTGTTCCATTTTGTTTGTCTTTAAATCATAAATCCACATTTGACCAGGAGCAACTTTAATTATATCTTTATATGGAGACTTTGTTCCTAACCATAAAGGGTTGTGCATGTACATATTATATTCATCTTTATTAGTTTCTTTCCAATATATACTTCTCAAACTAGTACTAACAGTCATATCATTACCTTTCTTATAAATCCACAAAGGTTTTGCCCCAAAGTGATCTCGTACTATGATTAATTTATTTGTTTGTTTATTGTGATATACAAACGAGCCATGAAAGTCAGTGCTTCCAATAAATCTATATCCGAATAAATCTAGCCCATTTCCTAGAAAAGCTGTATCATTACTAACATTAGAATCATACATTTCTCCATTGAATACTAGAATATTTCCTTTCTTTGTTTTGTAAGGTTGTACTTGATGCTCTCCATTTACATCAAGTAAAACATGCCCGTAAGCAAACCTACCATCTTTATAGTAACCTGTATCTGTTGGACCACGATGTTTCTGTCTCATGGTCATGTATTCTATATCATGCCTTCTAGTTGTTACTACGAATCCACACATAATTGTTCCTTATTTGGTAGCCACATAACTATACTCATCTTTTCACCACTCGTAAGAGGACTGACTCTGTGTGCCAAGTTACTATCGTAAAATACTGCGCTTTTATATGGCAGTTGTAAATCTTCTTGTCTAAACTGTAATTCAGCACCTTCATATTCTTCTGATATGTTGATAGATACTGATACAGTACTAATATTAGGTTCTGCATGCCACCTCAATCCTTGTCCAGGAGTGTGATAATGCATTATATGTCCATAGTTTCTTTTTTGAAAATATAACTTTTTCTTAAAATTTTTCTCTGCAAGATACTTTACTTCATCCATAAAGTTATATTTACTTAGTAAGGTGTAATAATTTCTATCTACTTTTTGTGGCACTTCTTGTACTTTTAATGCTACTTCTAAACTATCATTATTACTAGCAAAAGAACAGTAAGAGCGCCAAAACGCACACTGTTCATCCGTAAAGAAATTATTAATAACCATTATCATTGTACTACTTTAAATTGTTGTATAGTGTAAAGTTGTAAGTCTTCCCACTTTTTAAATTCTACATCATAACATATCAAAGTATCTCCACTTTGATTTTTTATATGATTAGGAACTTCCATGTATTTCTCATTTAAAGTGTACTCTCTGGAATATACTTTGCCAGACTTTAAACTTTCAAATGTGATTAATACTATATTTGTTTCTAACTTACTTTTGAGTTTTTCGATATTGATAACCATATCTTTTCATGCCCCATATATGCTACTAGCTTGACTAACATATCAAGCCAGGCTATGCCTGCCGCATACTCGATTTTGCCGAGTATTGCCCAAGCGATTAAAAATGTTATTGTTGTTGCTATTATTCTCCAAGTTATTGCCTTGTAGAATATAACTAAATTTTCCGCCATGTATCTTTCTTCTGCTCCTCACAGTATTCCCATATCTTCCATGGTATTCCTTTCTTGTACAAAACTCCTGCCCATGAGTTACCTTCTTGCGGAGGTCGTGCCTCTACAAAAGGGAAAGGAACATCCTTTAACCACACAACTGTGGCAATATCTTTCTTTTCTACTTTTCTTATTTTATGATATTTGAGTTGGGCAGTTCCTGTTTTCTCATTGTACCAATACACTCCATTTGTATCTATGAAATGTTTGCCTCTATGTTTCATCATTCCTATTTCATCATCAATCTGATAACGAAGCGGATAGATACTTTTCATAGGGCTTTGTAATCTTCTCATTCCTAGTGTTTTACCAGTCATATTTCTATCGTCTACTATCTGGTCGCCAATCAATACTAATCCATCTATCTCTTCTGGCTCGTCTGAAAGTATGTATGCTGGAAATTTAATCACGACTTATCTTAAATCCTTTATAGCAAGTTTCCCACTCTTTGACTAACCATTGGAAGTCCTTATCAATTATAGATATTTTAAACATAATTTTATCTTCTTTTCTAACTTTTACTTTATGTTCTATCTGTGTATCTATTAAAGCATCTTTGTATACCCACTTTCTATCATGGTCTCCTCTGTTGCCACCAGTCTGACTTGGATGTCTAAAGTATGTAGTTGAGTTATCCCACCCACCTGCAAGTGACCATATTATAGTACACTTATTATTCTTGTCTGTATGCCATGGCAATACACTATTCTTAGTAAGCCAGACAAAACTTGTTCTGTATTTACACTTTGAGAGAAAAGGCATAGTTTCTAGGAAGCCTTCTATTTCATCATCATGGTAATGTGCAAACTTATAGTTGGGAACTTTTGTCCCATCTTTATGTGTATAGTCTTTCTTTTTTAGTTTATTTGCTTTATCCAATAAATATTCAACATCAGCTCTGAAACTAATCGGTTGTATTATTTCGTATTTTTGTTGCGCTAATGTTTTCAATTTCTTTCTCAAAATGTTCTTGTTCTATAGTATACCCTACTTTTCTGCCATATGTAATATTTACTATATTTGGCACTATGGATATTGATACTATACCAGCTAGATGTGCTAGTTTGTTTCTTAAATTTGTTTGTACTTCATGTACACTAAAGGGGTTATTGTCACCCCAAGGCATTGTTCTTATTTGTATATCTACTTGTGGCGCTTTCTCTAGACATCTATCTAGTAGGGCTTGGTGTCCCTCATGCCATGGTTGCCACCTACCAAGCATTTGTACTGTTGGCATATCATCTTGCCATAATCTTTTACCTATAGTCCAACATACATCAACAGGATCGTCATCATCCCACTCATGTATATCGAAGTCATACTCACTCCAGTGCGGCCATTCAAATATCTTGTTAGTATCTTCATACTTACCATTCACTACTGTTGACATAAAAATAATCAGGTCGGCATCAAACTGCTCTCGACCTGACTTGTATGGGCATATAAAATCTACTAAGGCAACTTTACCACTTTCTGATACAGCATTTGCCTTGTTCAACATTCTTCTAAACTGTCTCCAACGACCTTGTTCTGAAAAGTCCCAATCATCTGCTTCTTTACGAACTTCATCCGCATTGATATGAACGACTCTATCGCCCATTATATCGACTATGTTTTTACATAGAGTAGTCTTGCCTGAACCAGACTGACCAAATATCAATACTTTCACTTACTTGTCGTTTCTCCAGTCCTTCAACCATTGTGCGCCATCTCTTTCTGCATCTAAAAATATTGCATTTGTAAATCCTAATGGAATCAAAACGGCTAGATGAACTACTATACTTGTTACTGTATTATATCCATACCAACCCATATAATAAGTTGCGACTGCTCCAAAATATACTGACCACATTGTAAACAATACTAATGTGAAGTACATTTGTAAACTAGGGTCTGGAATATGTTTCAATGGATTATATCTATTATCCATTACTAATCTCCAACAATCCACTACCCATAAAATAAATTTTTTCATACTATTCCTCATAGATAAAAACCCAGTTTCTTCTACCTGCTGGGTCTACATTTGTTCCTACTTCTATCATACCAAAATCTAAAAATACATCTCTACCTTTTTCATATGTTATTTCACACATCATGTTAGGACTATCGAATTGTTTTTCACAAAACTCTTTACCGATAGTAAGGTCATAGGTTGATGCTCCACCCTTGTAGGCATCAACCCACGATTGTCTACGAAACGCAGGGTAGCGATACTCTGTACCATCATCCCCTGTAAATACTTTATTAGTACACAATGCATTTACGCCCACCATAACTTGCGGTTGCATACCAAGAACTGTGTCATATGTCATCATATACCACTGCTCTTTATCATAATGCGCTTCAAGATCTTGATAACAAGTTCCATTTCTTACAATAAAACCTTGTATTCTCAACTGAATAACTCTATAAAGTTCATCAGTTGTTAATTCATCATAGTGCTTTATTACTGTAACTAAACTCATAGTCCGTATAATTTCTCAAACTTACCTAGTGAGTAATCATCAGCAACATCAAAGTCACATCCAACAGGGGCGTCAGGTATTGACAGTCCTCTATCTTTCTGAATAAACTCTTTTAGTTTAGCACTATATAGTTCTATCTCATCTTCTGGAACTTCAGCAAGTATGGAGTCATGCACTAGCGCAAATATTTTTGCTTTCATGCCAGTCTTACGAATATACTTCTGTGTATCTATCGCACCAAGCAAGTTGATGTCAGATGATACAGACTGCACAAGTGCATTTACTCCAGACCTTACTTCGTGAGCAGCGATTCCCTTGTCTTGCGAGAATACATTTGGTAATCTTCTCTTTCTTCCGAAATGAGAATAAATGAAACCATTTGCTTGAATGAACTTCTGCATGTTGTTCAACCATTCTCGCAGTTTAGGGAAAGCCTCAAAGTAATCTTTGATAACATATTGAGCTTCTTGCATACTAAATACACTTCCACTATCCTTAGTTACCTGCTCACTAATTTTCTTCGGGCCAGCTCCGTACATGATACCAAAGGTAACTGCCTTCGCTTGTTGTCTTTTGTCTCCATATAACTCTGCAACTTGTTCTACTTCACAAGGAAGTCTGAACACTTGCTTTGCAATCGTACTATGGAAGTTTCCTCCAGACTTAAACACATTCATTAGACCTTTATCATTTGCAAGTACAGCCGCACAATATACTTCTGCGGTTGTCAAGTCCATGGCAACTATCTTATGACCCGCCTTTGCCTTGATACAACCCTTTACTGTAGGATTGTCTCTTGGAAGCTGTTGCATGTTTAGTTTACCACTTGATGAAAGTCTGCCCGAAGTTGTACCATGAAGGTTGAAATTCGTCCTAAGTCGCCTGTCCTTGTCCAAGTTAGGTATAATTTTATCAAGATATGTATTCTTAATTTTAACCTTTTGACGAATTTCAAGAATGTGTTTTGGTACTTCGTGTTGTTCTGCTAGTATACCCAATACTTCCGCATCAGTACTATCAGCACCAGTACCCGTTTTCTTACCCGTTGGGGCTAAGCCTATGTAGTCAAACAATAGACTTCGTAATTGAACTGTAGAGTTAGGATTGAACCCACCCTTTGCAGCTATAAATGCTTTGACCTCTGGGAAAGCTTGAAGTGCATCAACTGCAGCTTGTATATCTTCTCCCATTCTCTTTTGCCCAAACTCTAGTCGAGTCTTATCAAAAGGTACGCCATTGGATTCTACATCTTTTAAGAATCGAACACCCTCTATAAGAATATTCTTGTAAACCCAATATAGTTTTTCATTCTTCAATATAGCACTCTCAAATTTTTCAAACAATAAGAAAGTAACTACAGCATCCATTGCAGCATAGTTCTTCATTACCTCAAAGGGTATCAAATCATAACTGAAACTAGCTTTAAGTATTCCTGTGCGTTTCAAATAATCTTTGATATAGTTGTCGAGTTCTGCCTCGTAATCTCCATAGTCTGTATGCTTAATAGCAAGTTGTTTCAAACCATGCGTACCAGGATTCTCGTCAAACATATAGTGCATAAGCATAGTATCTTCAAAGTGTGGAAACTCAAAGTTGAAATGATACTCAAACCACTGCAAGTCAAACTTACTGTTGTGAAATACAACTCGTTTCTTGCTGAATAGTGTTTGCATCATTTGTTCTGCTTTTTCATCTATACACTCTGTATCTACATATACACCATGTTCTTTTTTGTATGACATAGAGAAACCAAGCATATAGCCATCACGGCAATATAGTGCTGATGTCTCGGAGTCAAGTGCAACGAAATCATTTGGATGGTCTAGCGCATCTTGTAGGTACGCATGAAGCTGTTCTGAATCTTGTATACCAAAGCATCTATCTTCGCCTAAGGATTTCTGTGTAAGCTCTCCGCTTACATATCCCGATATACTCTCAACGGCTTCCTCGAATGACTTCTTTGCCTCTGGTCTGAACTTAATCATTGCAGGGTTTATCAAAGCCAAAAATCTATCATCAATTATTTTTCCATTGTACTCTGTTATTGATGTCTTTTTAGTGAAATGTTTGAAAGGCTCTGAACCTACAAGAATGAGCCATTCGTACGAATCGATATCGATTTCAATATCAACATCTCTTTTCAAAATTTTCTGTTTTGAACTATCTGAACATAACGCAAATCTGTCATGCTCAAAGTCAAAGTACTTATCATAGTTAGTACTTGACATTGTCTTTTCTATTATTGCTACATTAGCCATATAATTTTTCCTTTAATCTTTCTATTTCTGGTTTTGTTAAATTACCAGGGTCTACATTATCCCTTAGTTTTACTACTCTTGCTGAGAGCTCCAGTTTCTCAGCCAAGCCTTTGGCTTGCTCAGCAGCTTTTATACCCGCCTCATCCCCGTCAAACATAATGTCTAAGCCTTGAACACCTTGTAGTTTCAGCAGACTTAGTTTGACCCAATTCACTTGTTGTGTGCCAAATGTACACACTGTATTTTTGAGACCTTTATCCCAAAGGTTAAGAGCATCAAATATGCCCTCCACCAATATAACTCTATTCTGCATAGGTTTTACTTTTGCTGGACAGAATGGCATTTCTACGCCATTCGGATAGATGTAATACTTCATTTGTGAGAAGTCATCTAAACTCCTACCTATCAGTGCGACTGTCTTGCCTCGAATGTCACGAATAGGAAAGATGATACGGTTCTCGAACTGGGGAGCACTCCATGTGAATGCATCCCATATTGCGAGAGTTTCCTCAGATATATTTCTGAGTCCGCCACCTTTCCACATCACTCGATCCTTTGGGAGTTGGATACCGACAGTTTCGCTTTTAACTTTATTGACCTTTTCTTTTATGCGGTGCATCTTCACTTCTAACGGTGATGCTGGTGCACCAAAATAACTAAATAGATTACCTTTGTAACCGCAAGAGAAACAATGGAATATGCCTGTAATTTTGTCCACCCTCATTGATGGATTAGTGTCGTCATGCTCTGGGTTCAGACATGAGATTATTGCGTCTTTACCCGAAAGACGATAATCAATTCCTTTTTCTCTAAGAAGTTCTTCAGCTATCATAATTACATATATTATAACAAATTTTTAAGGATTTGTCAAGAAATATTTTCCGCCTCCATAGTCCAACTGTAATAATCCTTTTTGATTGTATACTTACCGCCTCTGCAATATACATCCATAAATGTATTATTACCGAATAGTGCTGCAGATGCAGCTCCTGTTCCGCAACTAGGTACATAACCTACACCTTTTTCCCATACATCTACAAATATGTTGCCATCATATAAATCATGTACCATAATTTGATTCTGGTCTAATTCTGTGTCTATTGTCTCTACCCATGTATGCTCTATTATTTTATTGTTTCTACATATTTCTATAGTATTTGGTCGTGTTATTACTGGGGCTAGAAAAGTAATCTCTTTCTGCTCTGCTAACTCTGCATTGAAACATACTTGTGCTTCGCTGCCATCAACATTCCATATTTGTTTTGTATTTATATTTTTCCATTGACAATACCCTTCATGATGTAAAGGATTTGTGTCTGCTAGAATTATTACTTGTCCGTTAACTTTGACTTGTGTTTCCATTCCAATTCATCTCCTAATCTTTCGTACTCCCTAAATTTTTCATCATTCTCATAGTACATACTTTTCCATACTAATTCTGCCATTTGAAACCAAACAGCAACCGCTTTGTCTCTAAATTCTGTGTCGCCCCATAAATAATAATGTAGCCACCACTCTTTATCAAATCTGCATACTCTTACTTCTTGTTCCCATAGTTCAGGTATCTCACTAAGCACTCTCAGTCTTTGACTTCCTGCAATCGGGTACCAGTTTGGCATACATAAAAATGGAGAACGCACTCCTTCTTTCTTTAGTGCTTCTCTCAGTGGTTCATTGGGCGGAACATTTACTATATTCTCTTTTACTTTAGGTTGCTCTAGTAGCCACCCTATCTTTCTTACATACCAAGTATGTGGTGCTAGAGGTACTAGTTCTGCAGTTTCTCTACTTACTCTGTCATCTGCCATCTTTCAAAATCCTTCCTGTAGTATTCGTAAATTAATTTCATTACATACTCTTTATCATACCCTGCTAGTTGTGTTATAGAGGCATGATGATTGTTTCTTATTATTCCTAGAGCTTTCCAAATAGTGTGGTCTTCTAGTCTATGCACTTCTACTTCTGGTTCTCTGTAGTATGTCCATGCTGGTAAATACATCACATGGTAACTGCCCATACGAACTAAACTTTTTTCAAATACATCTAAGTTCTGTATAGTACCGAAGTATGCCCCATTCTCTAGGGACTGTATTGCTTTCTTTGTCCAAGTTATAATATCCCAGTCTACTATAAAGCCTTCATCACAAGCGTGTTTATAAAGACTTTCCCATCTTGTGAGAGGGTTTCTTATTACAGTATAATACTTATAGTTTGGGTACTGTATTGCTAACTGGTCGTAGGTTGCGTGTATATTGTTAAATACTGTTCCTTTTGTTCTGTTGTCTATTCCCTCTCTAATAAAATCGGCATTTAATCCTACTTGCCAATTTCTATGTTGGAATAAAAATTTTTTGTCTTGTTGAGCTAACCATGCTCTTGTTATTGATATACCTCCGCATTTAGGTATATGTACATAACACCATTTCTTATCATGTGCGACCACTTAATATATCCTCCATCATTTCTTCATAGATAGGTCTGAACTCCTCTAGTGTTGGATATGCTAAATATACTGTGCTTTCTTGGTTGCTATATACTATTTCTGCACAATGAATGTGCCATGCGTCTTCAAGTTGTTTTTCTGTGTATAATATCATAGATCGTATGTATCTTCCCCTGTTGTCATTGCTTCTTTCATTTCTGACTTTTCATCTGGGTCAAGGGCAGTGTGAGGCCCAATCTTTAAGGTTTCCCAGTTCATTTCTGAGGTGAAGTTTTCTGCTGCTCCACTTCTCATCTTATCACACTTAAACTTAATACAAGGTTCTTCGTCTCCCCAATGCTGTATGCTGTAAGCAGCATCAACAGCATCCAAGATTCCTTTTGAGAATCTTGCCTCTCCTTTCTCATTAGTCTGAAAAGCGGAGAGAACTAGAACTTTGCTCTCTTGTGCGAGAGATTTGAGACCTTTTGAGATCTCGATTTGCTCGGTCCAATCATACTGACCTGAACGATTTGGTGCGTTATGGCGTTTCACTTGGTTTAGATAGTCCACTATGACCACGCCCAAGTTTGGTAACTGGACTTGCTTTTGTCTTACTACGCTAATAATTTTCGCTAAAGTAAGTGATGGGTCGTAATGAATATCTATGAGAGGTTGTCCTTCTTTCAGTCTGTTTCTACTAAGTTCATAATGGAACTTGTCGAAATCTTGGTGGTCTTGCCACTTACTGTAGACTTCTTCTCCTGAATTGAATCTAGCAGCCCACCATTGAGCAACTTTATCCCACTCCATTGGAGAAAGATTCTTTGCTTTGATTCGCTTACTAGGAACACCTGTCTGAATACCACAGATTCTCTGCAACATTTGTCTAGTGTCCATTTCAATAGTAAAGTATAGTGCTGATTTGCCCTTATCTTGGGCAGCAGCTGCCACGTTACAACAGGTAAAGGACTTACCTCCACCACGCTGTCCACCGATAACTACCAAGTCTTTGGGAGAGAATGTATAGTCCAGGTCGTATTCTTGATTGAGCCCGAGCGGTAAAAACTTTGCTAAGTCCTCATCACTATCGAAAAGCTCTACAGTTTCCATGTTGTCAGCTTCGTCGTTGGTGTCAACGCTATCTTCCACTTGCACAACAATTTCTTGTAGTAGGTCTATGTTTTCTCTAGCATCTGATATAGCTACTTGTGTGTCAACATAGTTTTCGATTTTCGATAATATCTCGGATTGAGTAAATTGATTTTTCAGATAGTCTAATAGAATTATAGACTCGACATCTGTTTCAACTGTTTCGATTGCATATATTTTTTCTTGTAAATCACGCGAACGGACTTCTAGCTTTAAATCTTCAAAGCTAGGTAAATCGTTATACTTGTGAACATGTTTGTCTACTATTCGCCACAGTTTTCGGTACTCACCTTCTGGGAAATAGTGTTCTTTCAGACCATTCCAAGTCTCAAAGTCGCCATTCGCAAGTATTTGTTTGAGTAATGCACTCTCTAAAGTCAATCTGTCTCTCCCAAAACAAAGTTAATATATACAAAAAAGGCGAGGCAATCCATAGATGAACTGCTCGCCTCGGATAGAAATAGTTTAGCCTATTTCTTTTTTAGCAGCGCCGTTATAGTCCGCACACTGTAAGCCTCTTCTAGTAAGCATTGTTTTCACGCCTCTTACTGTTTTGCCGATTTCATCAGCAATTTCTTCAACAGTCATGCCGTCAATGTCGACACCTGCTAAAGGATCAGCTTTGCTTGAACCTTTGGTTTCTTTCTGCTTAGGAATAGCATTGATTTCTCCTGCTCTGAGAAGAGATAATGCTTTACCTCTGATTGAGTTTACACTTCTGCCTAGGGCTTCAGCGATGTCCTCAATAAATGCACCATCATTTACTAATGATACAAATTGCCCTTCTTCTTCCTCGTTGTAAGACTTAACAGTCTCAACTTTAGGTGCAGGTTTAACATGTTCTGTTAACTGCATAGAAAGGATTTTTCCTTGAATTGACTTCGCACTAAAGTGTCCGCCTTCAAAGTTTCCAGCAATTTCAGCATATGTGTATACGCCAGAATTGTCTTGCACGAATGTGCTTAATGTAGCTTCTTGCTCATCTGAGAATGATTTAGAAGCTGAAGCTGAAGCTAGTTCAACCTCGAAACCCATTTTTCTGAGTTTAGAAGAAACACTTCTTACAGATGTTTCTAACTCATCAGCTGCGTTAGCAACTGTGTTTTGTGAGATAGGTGACTCACTTCCAACGAAATCAACTAATTGTTGAGTTCTTTCGTCTGTCCATTTAGGTAATGCCATTTTTATTTTCCTCTATCAAATGTTTAATATTACTTATTATTATAACACCTCGGTCACGAGCTGTCGTTGTTTTTGCTGACTCGATTCCACTCTCATTTATAAGATGAGTGCAGTCCTTTGTCAACGAACTCTTTACTGTAAAACCATATTCATTTAGAACTTTAGTGGCGTGTGCCTTAGTCGAATATGACTTTAACTTACCTGATATGCAAACAACTCCTATGACCTCTTTTTTTCTAATTACTTTATTATTCCATTTGAAAGGTAGTGTTGTCAAGTATTGATTAGGGTAGAATTCAGTTTCTAACCACTGAATTAAGTTAGCCGATGCTTTTGGTCCGATACCTGCTTCAGTACAACTTTTCTCGCTAATATCTTCGATGTGTGATATTCTATCGCATAATTTTTGAGAAGCCGACCGACCAATAAGGGGTATGCTGAAAGCTGGTATAATATCAACCAACTTACTTTGTTTTGATTTCTCAATCTCGACAAAGAGTTTCTCAGCTAACTTTGTACTTCCTAATCTTTCTCTTATTTCAGATACTGTTAGTTCGTAAAGTTCTGCATAGTCTTCGATTTGCAACTTGTTAAGAGTTGCAGGTCCGAGTCCTTTTATCTTAAGAGTCGAAGCAAAGTGTTCTACTTTTTTATCCCACTGTGCTGGACAAGTAATGTCCTCACAAAATAACTGGTCATTGCGGTATACTAATATACTAGCGCAACAAGGACAGTTAGTCGGTGGTATAATCTGTTTCACTTAGCTTCTCTCTCCAAAATATAGATATATTATAGACGATTTTTGAGCTGCTGTCAAGAACTATTTTTTGAGTGCTAGATACGATTTTTTGGGACAAAATTTAATTGTCCTCGCCTTCATAAATGTGAGTGTCCTCAACCATGTTGCGGTTCTCCCACTGCCAGCACAAAGCTTTCCATTTCTTAACTAAAGACTTTATCCAGTTTTTTATCATATATATCTCCAATAATTCTCTCTGCCATCAACTTGTGACCTTCCTCTAATGGATGGTCTTTCGGTCCGAATGGCACTTGTTCTCTTTTACACATGTCATAGAAAGCTTCTTCTTGCAAGTGAGGTAGTTCATCTAGATAGTCATTTAACTTCATGTGTCCTACCTCCCACAAGTTATTAGCGCCTTCCATTCTTTGCTCGTCTAATATTTTTAGTGTGGGTTGTATTTGTCCATCAGACAAATTGTAAAATAGATATGGTATGTTCTTTGATTCTAAAAAATACTTTATACTTATCATATGATTAAATGTATTTATAATATTGTATCTCATAGAACGAACGTGTATAGCCCAACCCTGTATAGCTTTCCACTGTTTCAATGTCATGCGTGGGTGAAAGTGTGTTTCTGATTGTTCACTAATTTTTAAATTTTTCTTATCAAACTTATACTTTACCCAAACTGCACTTCTCCATGTGTTGTGGTCGTCAAGATACTCAAATCTATTTATTCCTGACCAACAGATGATGGCTAGCTTTGCTGGTTTCCGTATCATGTCATCCATGGTTGTTCTCCATATTCTGTCATTACTTCCACCAACTTTAGCATTATCCCACCAAGGTTGACCAAATTCTTCACTAACAATGTTAGCAAAGATATCACGAGGACGGTTGCGTATCTCCATGCCTCTAACAAAACTACATCCGTTCCAGTAAATCAAAATACTCTCACTCCGTAGTTGCTTTGAAATCTATCAGCGTCTTCCACAGTATTAACCATAGGTTCGCCTTTAATATTCAAACTTGTATTGAGCAACATAGGTACTCCTGTTCTCTCGTAATATTCTTCTAGTATAGGTCGCAGTGCTGACTTAGAGCTAGGCTTGACCACCTGGACTCTTGAGGTTCCATCAATGTGTGTGACAGAACTGTAGTCGTGTTTCGCTTTTGCAACGAATTGCATGTATTCGTTTCCGTATCCTTCAAAATATTTTTCATAATACTCCTCGAGGATTGCGGGAGCAAAAGGACGAAACTTTTGTCTTCGCTTAATATTATTGACTGTGTCTTTAATATCATAACGAACATCACCAAGCAAACTGCGATTCCCGAGGGCACGAGGCCCAAATTCTGCTTTTCCATTTGCTACTCCTACTACTTTTCTTTTAAGTAGTGTATCGACTACTAACTTAGGATTGATACTTCTTGTTATATCATGTCCTAGGAAAGTGTCTTCGAATTTTATTTTCTGTTTAGTTTTTGCAAGTACGCAACCTAACGCACTACCTGCATCGCCTGGGTTTGGAAATATCCACATATTGTCAAACATAGGTCTTATCTTACTGTTTGCCACACAGTTTAACGCAACCCCACCAGCATACGCTACATTTGGTCCATACTTCCTTGCTTTTGCAAAGATGTCTAGTAGCTCTGTTTCTAGATGAGCTTGTGCTGACGCAGCTATATCTTCAGGAGTGTGCCAAAACCACTTACGTCTCTTAAAACCTTTGTGATTATTTTGGTGTATTTCTTCCTGCATATCTATAGATATATCCCCAAAGGCAGCCATGCCCATAGTAATATACTCATCTTCGTTTGGTTTTAGTCCTATTCGTTTCGTGATTGCACTATAGAATAATCCTAGTGACCATGGGTATTGCTTTGACCATACTTTCTTACCCTCTACCCATATTGTTGCTGTATCAAACTCTCCAATAGCATCGATTACAACCGTGCTGTCAGGAGTGAAAGGAGCAGAAAAATAAGCAGCGGCAGAATGGCTTTCATGGTGAAATATATTTCTGTGAGTATACGGTCTGCACGGCGTTGTTTTTGCCATTCTGTACATGTCTCGTCTCGCATTCTTGATATCAGTATGTTCATAAAAAATTGTTTCATCATAATTAAATTTACTCTGTAATGTGTTGAAGTGAAAATCTGGTATTGTTTTATCATTTTTTACACGAGTTATTCTCTCTACTTCTGTTGCGTAGATAACCTTATCTCCTTCCACTACAGCGTATGCTGCATTGTGAAAGCCCTCGCTAATCCCTAAATATCTCATTCTTCTTCGGAAATACCTCCAAGATTTTGCTGTCCATTGAGAAACACTCCGTATGTCCGCCAAATTTATGCTCCGTTTTATGTCTATCTTTCTGAAACTGGTTGTGTAGTTTTTGCTCGAATCTCCAACAATCGTATAGATTCCCCTGCCACAGTCTCTGAATCCGAATGTCGTAGTTTGTAAATCCACGCCCTCTTCGTACTGCGTCTTTGAAGGTTCTTCCTTTTGCGATGCCTACTTTTATAGTTTCTCGTTCCCATGTTTTCATATTTACCAATACAATACCATACAGTATTCCTTCCCTTTCTTTTTCTTCAGGGTAGTTCTTAAAATATGTTTCGTTATATATTCCCCCAGCCATTAAAAGAATGTCCTAATTATTTCCCAACATTCTTTCTCAGACTTTTTGAAGTCCTGTAAAGGACAACGAAACGTTTTATCTTTTCTTCTTATTGTCAAGTTGTTTCTAGTTTCCTTGTCAAATATGTGTAATCTTGTTATGGTTTGTTCGGGACACTTCACTCTGTGAAAGGTATCTGCTTCGCTGATATACCATGCACCCGCTGGGAGTGAGTATGTACCGTCTGGTCGTATATGAATACTTTCTTCTATTACATTTCTTCTGAAATGTGGATGTATGCAGTTGGTTTCTACTATCTGTAGTAGGCTATCTTTTGACCTCTCCCACTTACATACTTCGTTGACTAGTCGCCCTCTTATTACTTGGGACTCAAATCTAATTCTATGGGTATGAAAATCATTTACTTCAACAGGTGTAAGGTCAGGGCAATAGAAGTTCCATCTAACTTGCTTGTTAGATTCGTGCAGGAATATAAATCCTAATCCACTATACTCAGGTTTAACTCCCCAAGATTTTAACTCATCTATCACTTATTCTGTTCCTTAGTTGTGTTGTTGAAAAGGAGTGCGCTCTACTCGTATAGAATATTTCGTGTAATCCTTTGCCTGTGAAATGTTTTTCACTCCAATCTTCTCCAACAAATCTTATATGTATTGGAGTTGCCTCTAGTAAATCTAGCAGGCTTTGTTCTGTATCGTAAGGTATGATTTCATCTACATACTTTACTGCGTTTAGTTGGACATATCTTTCAAATACTGACTGAATAGGTTGATTTTTGTCTTGTCTGTCTATGCTAGGGTCTGTTTGTAATCCTACTATTAAGTGGTCACAATGTGCTTTTGCCTCTTTTAGCATAACGATATGTCCTGCATGAAGCAAATCAAATGCTCCACATGTAAATCCTATTCGTCTATCCATTGTTGGTTTGGTTTTTTCTTTTTAAATGTTCCTTCTTGTTGTTTGTAAACTGATTTATTTGCTACTTGTACTGCGTGTTTCCACTCAATACATTTTATACATTCTCCGCATGGAATGTAACCTCCATCATCTTTCTTCTTTATCTTTTTAACTAGGTCTGTTTTTCTATCAGGAGGGTAACAGTACCAGATGTTGTGTTTTGCAAAGTCCCATAAGTTCTTTGCTATCATTGAAACTACTTCTGATTTATATAGTGTTTCAAATGGGAATATATTTATAGGAGCATACATTACTTCTTGTGCTGATACTCCATGTAGGTCTAATTGATATGACCTTTGAGCCAAGTAAGCTCTTATAGGAAACCTTAATTGTAGCCTTTGTGCAAAAGAATCTTCTGCATTTGCTCCCCATACTAAGTATCTCCAATCATTGTCTGGGTTTCCAAGTAATAAAGTTGCAGCTGCTGACATATGTTGATTGACAGCTAATGCTAGAGTTACTTGTTGTGGTAACTCATTTCTATCTACTACTAACGGAATCTTGAAAAAATCACATTGTTTCTGAGCATAGTGTAATTGTGCATCTTTTGCTGGGTGGTTGTGTGGATTATTATATAGATGTAATCCTACTGGTTTCAATCCATTTTCTTTTGCCCACCACAAAGCAGCAAAGCACTCAGCCCCACCACTTACATTTACTATACTATTTATAGACTTGTCTAAGCCTTCCAATTCTTTTCTCCTCTCTATCTGTTACTTTCCTATTACAATTTGTGCATATAGGATTAGCACTTCTATTGCCATATAACAGCTGTGTTCTTATCTTTATAAGTTCTTCATTATTATTCCATACATCAAAGAAGTTATCATGTGCAATGTTGCCATATACATTTGTGTCTGTCCAATCATTACAACATAACTGTATAGTTCCGTCATGATGTATCCACCCTTTACTTGCTGGTAATATGCAAGGTGTGTTAATTTCACTTCTATCTGTTGCGATTCTTTCGTATAGTTCAGTTCTATTTTGAACTTGAATAGGTGTTTCACCCCATTCTTCTGGCTCTATACTTTGATCCCAATACCTGTGGGTAGCACGAGGCATAAGTTTTTTTCTTGCTTCCATCTGATGTTTACTCTCGTAAGAGTTGATGATTAGCGAATCAAACATGTTAAACCATTCATACTTTTCTTTTAGTTTATATCCATTTGTCAAAATTCTAGTCTTATACTTCCTATCACTCGAATGTAAAATTTCCACAAGTTTCTTGAATTTTGGGTTTAAACTGTTTTCTCCTCTGCCTGTAAAACAGATGAACCCAGTATAATCCTTACAATCATTTATGAACTTAGTAAAAAGTTCTACACTCATATATTCTTTTTTGTTTGGATATGAAGATGACCTCGGGCAATAATTACACGATTCGTTACAGATACCACATACATCTATATTGATTAGTATGGGGTTCATGACAATACTTTAGTGAATATTCCTGTTAATAATATGAAACAAGCTATGCCGTTTAAAAGTATTAATGCTCTATCCTTCCAGATAAACGCTACAAATAACCAACCTAAACACCCAATAAAAGATAATATTGTATCAGCAAGATTTGATACTCCTGCCGACCTAATAACCATAGCTGTAAGTAGTACTCCAGAGGCTGCCCACTTGATATACCAATCAGTTGTCTGTTTTGGTGTGGCACTCTTATAAATTCTATTACTATTTTTTTGTTCTTCTTTACTAAAGATTATTTCTTTTTTATTTGCCATGGTTTATAATCTCCTCAATAATCTCCCAACATAAATGGTGTGGTAATTTAAAATCTGCGATAGGACAATGATGATAGTCATATCTATGATACACTCCTAGACCTTGTATAGGTTCGCCCATTTGTTCTAGATGCGTAATAGCAGGGGTCTCTGCCCATGCTATGTGATATTCATTTTGGTGCATATAGTAACTGTCGCCCTCATTTAGATACTCTACTTCTCCTTCAAATATATCAATGCCGTTGTCCAGTTTTTTAGACTCTCCACCTTTTAGTTTACTCTTGTCTCCAACGCAGTCAATAGCCCAAAGCTCTTTATTGCCCTCAACTAACTCTGCTTTTCTGTTGCAGAACTTACCTTTAAGAATCTTAGAAATAAAACTGTATCTATGATTGTGATACTGTTGTACTCCAATAGGCAGTAGCTCTGGATGATAGAAATTATATCTTTCCTCTCCATCCATAATCCATATGAAACCTAAGCCGTTCCTTCTAGGATTGCCAAGTTTTCTGTAATCATCCACTGTCATATTCTTTTTACTATTCTAGGTATTATTTCTCCACTTCGTATTACTTCTACATCACAACCAATCTCTAGTTCCAATGCATCAATATACGCCATGTTATGTAGGGTTGCCCTACTAACTGTCGCCTCACCGATTACACAGGGCTCCAGTATTGCTACTGGTGAAACAGCACCTGACTTCCCGACATTCCATTCAACATCTAAGAGTCGAGTAACTACTCCTGCCTGTCTAGTTTTTAGAGCGAAGCTGCCTCTAGGGTGGTGTGAGGTGTAGCCTAATTTTTCAAAATATTTATTAGAGTCGACTCGTACCACTTTACCGTCCTGAGGGAACATGCTGTAATCACTTTGTGTGACAGTTGAAAATCCATTATGTACAAGTTCTCTCATATCTTCTACCCAACTATCGGTTGGATATGGCTGAACACCATACGCTATGAAAGTTACATCTCTGGATTTAAATTCTTCTATATCTTTGAGATTCAAAGCACCACTCGCATAATTTCTAGCGTTAGGAATACTTTTGGGAGCAACTACTTCTCCAGTAATTTGTCTTACCCCATAAAGATTATCCAATCGTTCTGGTACTATACATCTCATTTTATCAGTAATATCTAGCCCTGCTTTACCATCACCACGAGTCAACGCCTGTGTCAGTACGCCATCTATATAAGTTATAGACACGGCTGCACCGTCCAACTTGGCAGTCATTATATGTGGTTGTTTGATTTCCCAATCTGGTTCTTTATCTTCTCCGACAAAGACTTTCTGTAATGAATACATTGGGTAGGGATGTTGAAATCGTTCTTCTGTGGAATCATATCCGACCTTACTTTCAAGTTCGGTATTTTCTACTAGTCTATCGTATACTTCGTCAGGCAATATAGGATTACCTTCTGCATACATCTGATTACAATATTCTAGGTATTCTGTTTTATTCATAAGTATATTATACAGAATTTTTGGGTTCGTGTCAAGTATTATTTTTTGATACTATAAATAAATCTTATCGAGTATTTCTTTGAAATGTGTTTCTAATACTCCTTTGACTTCTGATATGGAAAGAATCTCAACTAATGCGTCAAAAAGTTCTCTAGTGTTATCCAAATCAATAGGTAAGGCAATGCCCTCCCTTGTAGGTTTCCATTCTTCATCAAAGTCTTGATAATACTTCCTTATGTGTAGATACTCTGTGCCACGAAAATTGTTTATCATAACATAAACTTTTTCATTCTTTTCTTCGTTATAATGAATAACCTTTTCGTAGACAGGTGTTTCGTTATGTAGTTCTATCATTTTTTAGTATAGCTGCTAAAGGCACGATAGAAGTTACATTGTCAGGTTGTAATAATCTGTAAGAATCAGTATCCCAACAAAACAAGAGAACTTGTCTTGGATTCGGCTTAGCTCGATTCTTTTTTGATTGTATATATTTATTGTCGAAGTCACTAGTGCAGACATTATACTTTAGTCTACGACTGTTTTGACTTCTGTAGGTGACGATTGCATCACCTGCATCGTCTAGTTTTCTAACAAAATCGTCCTTTTTCATTCTTTCCTTGTAGGTGGTTAATATCTATTAGCGTCCTATCAATGGTAAGGTTCTTACGAGCTATTTCTGTTAGATACAAAAATACTCAGGGAGGTTGCCCTCCCCAAGATTCAGGGGTAATTAATCGTTAAGTTCGTTAATTAGTGTTGCAAAATACATAGCAGCTTTACCTGTTAGCTTACTTATGATTGCAGTATCGGCTTCTTTACCCATATCTGAGATAGCTTTTGCTAACTCGTCTTGAGCAGCTGCGACATTTACTCTGCCACCGCCAGTTCCACCACTGCTTTTTGCAGCTGGAGTTTTCTTTACATATACACCAGCTTTTGTTAGAATCATTCTGACACCATTTGGGCTCTCGCCTAATTCTTCAGCAATCATCTTTACAACTTCCATACTGTTGTCTGGAGTTGGTTCTTCCGCAGTATACATCTCTACTGCTTGAGCTTTAGCTTCATCTGTCCAAGCCATTCTTTTTCTCCTTTTTGTTTTACCAAATTTTGATTCAAATTCACTAAGAGTTAGAGTATTGCGGTAGCCAGGACACCAACCTGTGGCTTCTAGCTGTTGCGTATAAAATCTGTCACTCATTAGCTTATTTCCATAATATAGATATATTATAACGGAATTTTGACCTTGTGTCAAGAACTATATTTTAGAAGCTATAACCGTAGGTTAAAATATCTTCCCGATATATTGAGTAAACTAAAGTTTTAGTCTTCATTGTATACCACCTATTCCACATAGGTACTATCTCCTCATCCTTCAAAATTGATGTATCTTTTGGATGTAGTTTTGCAAATTTAAGTTCATCTTCCCATGCCTCGAAACGAACTAAGTGGTCACAATTCTTATACAGAACTACTTGTTTTTCAGGAGGGTATTTGGCTATCCAATTATCCAATCCAATATAATCCAAGCTCTCCATATACAGATTAACTACTCGTTCATAGGGGTTTCGTACAACTCCGATAGTTTTGTTATCGTAGTGAAGTAATAAACTCTGATTCATTCTTTAGTTCTCTTGCTAACTCTTTTGCGTTTTGTAGTTTCCAAGGTAAGGTCGTTTGGTTATCCTTGTCTATTCTTTCTACTGCATCAATTAATGCAATAAGTTTTTGAGTACACTTTTGTATATCGTGCATTACAGCAACCCTTCTAATGCTTTTAGCTTATCTTTTGATTCTGCTAGTACACCTACCCATTTATCAAACTCTGGTAATAGTTCGGAGTGTTCCCCAATACCTACTGAGTTCGTAAAGTATGTTCCTAGTACTGCCTCTGCTTCTGCAATTTCGGCTAAGTATTTTAATTTTAATGCTTCGTAGTATGCGTTTCCTCTATACATTATTTTTCTCCCATATATGCTGGTATAAATGCTCTCAGGAATCTTTCCTGATGTTTGTCTATTAGTATTATGTGTATAAGAAAAGGTAAAGATACTGCTGAAAAGAAGGCGAAAACAATCCCGCCTAACCAAGCATATCTATATCCTAAATTGTTCTTATCTATTCTTCCAATTATCTGCACTGCTGGAATGTAGAGTGTATAAATTGCCATTCCCACTCCAGCTATCCAAAATGCCGACACTAACATTAGTGCGTCCATTTTTATTCCTTTTTTACATGTACTCTTGTAAATGTCTTAAACTACCCATATCATAAGCTGCAAGGCAATGATATTTACCTGCATACTCTAAGTATGGGAAGAATGTATTTGCGAGGTCGTCTTGTGTTGCTTCAATAGTATATACTAGATATACTTTGAATCCTCGCTGTTCGGCAACTTCAGGTGATAACTCTCTTTGCACTATTGCAGGATAGTTCTGTCTGATTGCCCATATCTTTTCTTTTGGTTCGAAACTTTCTGCTACACATTGTTCTGGTAGCATGGCATTTCGTCTGCCTTCGTAATCTGTGTGTGCTATCTTTTGTGGCACACCTATCTTATCAATTATTGATTTGATAAATGCTGGAGACCTATATAGCGATTTTGCTATATCACTTACATTATCTCCTTCAAGATACATCTTTACTGTATCTTTTATCTCTGCTGGTGTTGCAGCCTTGCCTCTGTTCTGTGCTTTTCTTCTTGCACGGAATTCCATCATTTCTTCAAACTCTGCAATGATGTTGCCTAATCTTGTTGTGTTGTAAGCTATGTTAAGTATACTACATGCTTCTTTTTTAGTGATAGGCTTACTACCATCTGTAGGGTTTAAGTATTCAATTACCTTGCTTATATTTGCTTGTGAAAGATTTTCGTGTTTCTTCGTTCTCAATTTCTACCCCTAATAAAATTATTCCATAATGTAAAATTTTGAGTAAGTCATCAACATTCTTACCATCTTTCTTGCCATATCTCTGTGCATACTTGATGATGTTTCCTAAACAGAAACCTTCGCCATGTCCTGCATCGAATACGAACTCAGTAGATTGTATCTTATTCATACTGTAATGCTTACCATAGGTAGACATTATGTATTCTTCAAGCATTTCTAATACTTGATGTTCGTTAAATTTATCGCTGTTGTACTCACTCATTTTTTGTTTATCGTAAAAAAGCCAACCTGAACTAATCGTCCAGTAGCTTTGTCGTGTCCATATCCCGCACAGAATGGAGCGTGCCAATAGTGTGCAGGGTACAAAACACATCTGTTATAGATGTTCCCAACATAAGTGTGCATTAAGAACTCTCCGTCCTCTTTCCACATTTGTTTGAACATACCTTTGCCTTTACTTAGTTCGTCATTCTTATGTACTTTTCCTGTCTTTATAGACTGGAATAATCCTGTACCTTTTCTAACATCTGCGTTAGGGCTTAGATATATAACTGCTGCGTACGCTTGACCTCTCATGTCTTTGCTAGTATTCTCTAAGAATCCTGAACAGTCATGGTGTACCCAGTTCCAGTTTGCATCATCATGCTCTGACAATGTAAAAGCTGTATTACTATTTCTTCTAGGAAAATATTGCATTTTTGCGTTAAGCATATTCTCCCACCTATTCCTACAATAAATGAAGTTCTCATTACTGAAGGATGACTTAGTGCGACGCCCTGGAAACATAGTTCTTCGTTCCCTGCGCCCTGGTCTAAAAAACATAGACAAGGCTTCTTTTCTGACCTCGTCTGGGTAAGCGTAAAAATCGTCCTTTATTACTATCACTTGCTTAATTCATCAAGTACATCAAGTCCGCCCTCTATCTTTGCAAGGTATTCTTTCTTAGAGTCTAATTGACCCTGAAGCAAAGAAATTTCTTGCTCGGTGACTTCTCTTTGTTTGTTTAGATTTACACGAATCATATCTCTATGTTCCATAGTATTTATAGGTTCTTTTTTGACTCCCAATAATACATCAAGAGGTATGTCTTTTGCCATGTTTTCTTACTCCATTTCCTAGATGTACAATATTGCCATCTTTCTTGTGCATAACAATCGGTCTAAACCATCTGCTCTTTGCTAGATGTCTTTTGATTGCTTCTTGCTGTTGTTCTTCTGTTGTTCCGTCATTAAATGTAAAGGTATAGCCTTCGCTTTCTACTTTAATCATCTTGTTATCCGTTGGTCATACCATGCGAGACCTTCATCCCACCAATGGGGTTTGTCTCGGTGTGACCACTTGGCGAATGTCGCCTTGTCTGTGTGATAATAGAGTCGATAACTGCCTACAACATCCGCTTCGTCTTTCAACTCATCTGGCATAGCCATTCCGAATGGAGTCTGTCCTAGACGCTCCATATTCTTTGGCTCAGGCAGTTTGTTTACTACTTCTACTATCGACTTGTGTTGCTTACCATAACGATAATGATACTCGTCATTTAGTGCATTTGCATAACAATGAGTCCATTCAAAGTTGTCAAGAGATGACCTAGTCCATATTGTGCAAGGATGGTTGTACATCATTGGTAAGTAAGGTGTCAATGGTCTCTCTTCCATTGGTAAGTCTTTGATTTTTGCTTTCTCCTCGTTGAGGATTTTACTTTCTTCTTTGTTCAAAGCACGGGGAACAAAGCCAAGTACATGGTCTACCCAGACAGCAGTACACAAAAGCTGTGCAGCTTCAAGTGGCATCTTTACTATGTGTTTATCCACATGGTATTCAGCACACTTGTCTAAATCTTCGTCTAAGTAAAATAAATTCATATTATATCCAGCACTTATATTGTTTACACTCGCCTGTTTTGTGGTCTACTAATGTATCACAATGTTCGCAGTTATCCCAGTACCAAGTCTCAAAGGACTGTGTTTCTGAGTTCCACATCTGACAAGTTTTTTTGTTTGTTGTATTTTCATTCATATGTATATTATACAGAAATTTTTTGTTCGTGTCAAGAACTATTTTTTAGTTCTAGGAATACAGCATGTGACCACTCCACATTTTCAGTTACCACACTCCATATATAACTGAAGGAAGCGTCCTTGTATATGTCTAATCTTTGATTTCCATACATACATAAATATTTAGTCTTTACTCTGTCAACAATATACTCAGCATTTACTTGTCTTATTGCTAACTGATAGTTGTTTTCTGTATTAGGAATTAAGATGACAGGATGCTTCATCCCATTGCTGAGTACATCCTGTCGGAGTTGGGCATACCCATCCTGTTCCTTTCTATGAGAAACAGGACAGAATATATCCGTAGTATGAATCATTGCTGGTTCATACTGTTTTTCAATTAATTCAAAGTCTATAAATAATTTTGCTGTTATCACTTTCCAAATGCTCTTCCTGCTTCACTGATTCCAAAACTTCCTAGTGTAATCACTACGAGGCTTGTGAATATGGTGTCACTAATTACTAAGTCCTGTCCCCAGAACGCCGTTACTAAGTCACACCCAGCGAAAACAATAAGCATAAAGAATGCGATAAAGCCAATTATAGCCTTCTCATTAACATCATTGTCGTCAAGAAATAAGTCCATAAACTTTCGTTTAGGAGGTGCAAGTCTTTTCTTGGCTGCTGCAGCCTCAAGTTGCATTTCTTTTATCATATCTTCAGACTTGTCTAACTTCTCTATGAGAGCCATATACTTGTCTAAATCTATTTCGACTTCATTTCGTGAATTATCACTTCCTTCTGCCATAGTAATCTCCTATGGTTTCCAGTTATACCAATTCTTCCTATAATATGGGTTACCTTCACTTCGGTCCTGAAAGTGAAAGCTAATTGATATTCGTGGGCTTAGAGTATCCACTCTATGATACTTACCTTTCGGTATGTAAAGTAAGTCGCCATCATCTAAATCTACTACTTCTTCCAAAGTAGCATCTTCCCAGCGACCTCCCTTTTCTGCAAACTCCTCATAAATGTACCAGCGTATTTTACCAGATACATGAAATAAAAAGTTGTCAGTAGAATCTGCATGAATGGGAAAGCACTTAGCATCTTCCTGCTTACTGCAGTAAATGTTTGCTTGACCAACACCGTAATGTTTTTCAAACTCTTGACATTGCTTCCACATAGTTTCACTTAAGAACTCACTAAGTGTGAGTATGAAACTACTTCCATTATTCCACAGATTCCAAAGTTCTGTGCGTGTCTTTTTAGTCTTGTCTTTTTTCTTACACCACTTCTTTCCGTCAGGCAACACTACCTGTAGCTGTGGTGTTCTATCCCAAGTTCCTATACTTATCTGATTGAGATAGTTATCTAGTTCTTCCCAACTAAAATGTTTTACAAACGGATTATCTTTCCGTTTGATGTAAAAATGTTTCTTCCCCTTGTATTTTAAGTGAAACTCATCAACCCCGATGGGATGAATTAGTTCTTCAAATCTCACTTAACTTCTCCAATGTTTTCAACTCCCTACTATACTTCCAATACACCTCCATTATGTCTTGTCGTTTATGACTAGCTTTTGCATGAGGAGAGTACTTCGGATGCCAAGGTTGATAGCTTAACGCTGTCAAATGCACTTGCCATATTTCTTCTAAGGCTAACTGTTCTTTATCATCCATTGGGTATGGTTTTTTGTATGGAAATGCTGTATCAGCACCATCAAATGAGTTCCATCTTGCATCTAGTTCCTGCACTATCTCTTTTGATTTCTCTTTGAAGGGAGAACCTATACCTGCCATGAAATCCCATTTATATGTTGTAGGCCACTTTGCTTGTTCTTTTATAGGGTGTATGTATTCTTTTGCTTTTTCACAATCTATCAACATGACACTATCACACCACCAACCTCTTTCGTGGTCAGTGCCTTTAAATTTATCTGAATTCATTTGTAGTGCATCCCAGACCATTCCAAATGGTTTACCTTTTAAGTCTGTTCTCCAAAGATGTTGTATATCTCTAAAGTTTATCATATCGCAGTCAGTATACAAGGCTCTTCCTTTAAAATTACACATCTCTGGTATTGCATATCTAAAACAAGTAAATGGTGTTCCCCATCCTTGTCTTGTCCAATCAGGGAACATACTTGGTCTAAGCCAAGTGACTTCTACAGGGTGGTCAGTATTTCTTAGTATACTGTATAGATATATTTGCTCTGGGTGTCTATCAAAAGTTTCACTTGTTCCAACAAATAAACGAATTGGTTCGTTATCCCAGTTATCTCTTTTAAATTGTGGAGTTATCTCCCAATCTTCTTCACTTATCATAGTGTGTGACATGAACTATTATATCCCCCTCTTTTAAATGTGCGTTGTAGTTCCATAGATTTCCAACTGATATATGACCACCTTTTCTTACTATTTTATGGTCGAGTTTTCTACTTGCCCAAGGAAATAGTTTGTAATCATTTACTTCTAGTGTATTGAGCAATCTTACTGGGTCTTTACCTAAGATAAAATCAATATCTCCCTTAATTACGAAGGTCTGTTGTCTACAAGCTGGGTGATTAGGTATCATAATACCCTTTTCTGTTCCTTTGACTATCATTATTTTTGCTATTTGTTCTTTGAAAGTTCCTGTAATCATGATGTCTTCCATTACAGTGTTACCATGCTCTCTCCAGTATGGAAAAGTACAGTTGTATGTTTCTATATCGTTAAACTTAGTTCCTGAAAAATCATGCCACATTAAATAGGAATCACAGAAAGGAAACTGACTATCTCTTTGTCCGTCCATCCACTCTATTACTTCATTTGCTAAATCAATGATACTCTGTGCTACCATACTTTAGTTTCTCCTCGTATAAAACATACTAATACATCTCTCAATCCTGATTCTAGTGGTTTGCTTTCGTGCATATGAAATGATGTAAATATTGTTAAACTTCCTTTATTCTTCATACTTTTAAATTTGTGTCTAAACTCGTTAGGGGGTGTTAGCTCTCCTCCGAGTATATCTTTTTGTCTAAATGATTCTGCAATCTCTAAATCTCCACCTGTATATCCATCAGTCAATTGCACACTAATACTTATTTTTCTCATTGACCTTCTGAGATGAATGTGATTTAACATTGGTCTACAGTCTCTGTGTGCAGTAAAAAATTGTCCTTTCTTTTTGTATCTTACTATGTTAAACTCATGATGTTCTGAATCAATAGGGTATAGGTCAAACTGGTATGTTTTGTCATTGTACATACTGATTGCTTGATTGAGCTTTTCTCCTAACCACTTAGGTATAGTTGCTCCACTAAGTTTATCACAATCTCTTATAGACTTGTCTAATCCTCTGTATCTGGTTATTGCTGGTTTAAATTCTTTTGTTTGGTGGGAATAAAAGTCGTTAATCTCTGTGTCAGACAGGAAGTTTTCTATGTGTCCACATAGGTCTGATAAGTTATTTTTGTCTTGACTGAGTATTAAGTTCATCTTTTATCATTTTTTTGATGTTATTCATATGTTCTTCGTATGAATCAAATTCACACAATTCTTTTGGTGGGTGGCAATCTTTTTCTAATGAGATTATCCTATCCTCTAATTCTTCTAGCCACTCTTCGTTTTCTTCAAATCGTGCCTGTGCTGGTTCGTTCTTGTCAAACCATTTTGAGTGTTGCTCCATGTCTCTCTTCCACATGAGCATTGTAAATAAATTTTTAAACATGGATTGTTTCTATGAACTCTATAAATTGCTTTACAGATTCATGATATTTTCCGTCTATTGATAGGTCAAATATTACTCTAGGGTGGCTACCTAAGTTTCTATCACTCATCCATGTAGTGTTGCCGTCTAAATAACCAGTAATACAAGTCCAGTTTTTAGTAGTTTCTGGGTTATGGTTATCCTCTATTTTTGTTCTTTTACCATCTTTAATGTAATTTGTAAATCCAACTCCACTATTGTGTATGAATCTAACAAAGTATCTAGGCTTATTGCCTCCATTATGCCATGCTGTCCAGCCTGTTTCTGGAACTTGGAATACCATACTATCCCAATACCATGACTTATTATCAGTTAATTGTTTTACTGAGCCTATAAAAGCATTGGTTCTATCTTTATAATTCCTACTAACTGCTCTGCCAGCATAATCTAAATTATTACTTTTCTTAGGATAACCACTATTGTTTTCATCATCCATGCACTCTTTAAGGTCTGCTGCTGTTGTCTTTGGTAGTGGAGTATGTTGCCACTGATGGGGCAATCTTAAAAAGTCCTCTGCTATTAAATCTAGTCTTTGTATTATCTGATGTTCTCTAATCTGTACTTGCTTCATTGGTTGTTACTTCACGATAGTATATTACTACCTCTTTGAGTTCACGAATGTATCGTTTTAACTCTTGTGTGTTGTATGCCATGAGTTCATAATCAGGAACTGACATAGCGAAAAACACCACTTGTCCTTGGTCTTTCTCTACTCTTGCTAAAAACTCTTCCAAGTTCTTATCACTAACCACATACCAGTATGGGTCTTTTAAATCTATCTCTCTTGGGAGAACGGGTTGTGCTATCTGCCTTTCTATAGGCTTGGCACTAACCTCTAATGTCTTCGTTGGTAACAGGCTGCACGATGATACTATCATCAGCAGCATCGATGTCACGGCTATCTTGTTCAATTCCATCAAATACCTCTTTCGTTGCTTTGTTAGCTCTAGTCTCGATTAGACCAGGCTTTGCTGCGGCTAACTTCGTTAAGTTGTGCCTTTTAAATATATCTAAATAACGATTCATTTCTAACTCGATTTCGTTATTCTTACTTTGTAATCCTGTTAATGCTTTTGTTTGTTTTGCAAAATCATTTTGTAGTGAGCTTATTGCTTCTTCTTGTAGTTGGACAGCTCCTTCCAACTTTGCATTGTTTGCTACTAAGGTTGTGTTCTCATTCCATAACCAATAGGTGCTTAAACCTAAGGCTAGTATGATTGCTAGGAGAAACTGATACATAATAGTCCTCCAATGATTAGTCCTTTACCAAAGCATATCCAATACATTTGATATAAACTAAGTTCATACTTTACTTTTATATTGTTTATGAACTTCATGTGTTTGAGTTTAAGTTTTTCTATCATAACTGCTCTATCCTATAGTTTAATCCTTCTGCTCCTCGGATTTCAACTACTTCCTTGTCCTCGGTGAGGAAACTAAGGTATTTATCTTGTTTTTTGTAAAATTTGCGAACTATATAAGTTGAATCGTCAGCGTCTCCCCATGTGTGATTATAACTAACACTTAACTTATATCTTGGCGAGAAATAGTACTTTATTTGTAACCAAATTTCTTTTAAGTCCATTCCTTTCCCTCGAACAGGTTTGCCTCTGCTTCTCTACGGCGAATAAGTCCTTCAAGAACCTTACCACCTGCTTTATTCCATCTCTTCATTTGAGCTGGTACTTCTTCATACTCACCTCGATTTAACACTTTCAACATAGTTGAGGCGTTGAGGTTTCCATTTCCTAGATTGAATGTCCAGCTAACGAGTGCGTCAAATTGGTCTTGTGATAGTGGAGCTGTGACAGCTGCATTTACATAGTCTTCATACTCTACTATCTCTCCATCAAGGAGTTCGTCAGCATACGACTGACTTATAGTCATACCTTCTACTGCTGTTTTAATATGACCATACCCTATAGTCCATACGCCAGCAGCACATTTATATGCTTCTAGTTCACACCCTTCAAAGTGTTTTATTAGTTCTAATCCATTTTGTGATATTTTCATGCTTTCTCCTAAGCAAAGGAGCGGCAATCGTACTATGTACACTCATGCCACTCCCTTAATCGTTGACAGTCTATATAAGATAGGATAAGTTTAAACCTATGATACTGGCACCAAAACTCATTAAACAGATTTGGCTTACAGCTTCACAGAACTCCCCATTCTCACATATTGTATCACGAACTTTTAAAGCGATTGCTTTCATTTCAATTTATCTCCAAGACTTTCCTCTTAGAATCTGGAGTTCGTGATAAGTTGATTGTCAGTAACCCGTCTTGTAGACTTACCTTATCTACCAATAGGTCGGCGTTTAGAATAAATCTCCTCTCAAAAGATTTTAGACTAAGACCTTGATGAACGAACTGCTCATCATCACCTAGTTTGTGTTCTTTTTTACCCTTGATTTGAAGTTCTTTGTTATCAAAGACAATCTCCAATTCTTCTTTCTTCCAACCAGGCACTGCGATTTCTATTCGATAATCGTTGTCCCCTGCTATTAAGTTATATCTAGGATAGCTCGTTTCCGTATATGTGGGAAGCGTAGGCATATCCAATCCAAGCCAAAATTTACTTAAATCTATACTCATTTTTTATCTCCATAATTCCTTTTCAGTAAATATTTACATCTCCTTTCGGTAGATGCACCAATACGCAAGTGAAACCTATCACTTACAAAATAATTATATCAAAATTTAACCTTGATGTCAAGAACTATTTTTCAGAGTCATCGAACTCTAAGATTCCTTCCTTTTCCAAATAGTCTATCGTGCCTCGTATCCCTATTTGCTTTCCACCAAAATAGCAGAACGCACAGGATAAAATTAAAAATATTAAATAGCTTATGTCATTTTCATTCATATACATATTATAGCAACTTTATAACCTGAAGTCAAGGTAAATCTA